TATATATATATATATATATATATATATAATACTAGTAATAAATATAATATAATGATTTATATAGATATTAATAATATTAAATATATTTATATTTTAAGTTATAATATTTTGTTCGGTCGATTTAAGAATGAAGCCGTACATTCCATAGTATTATATCATAATTCCTGTTAAATTGCAAGACTATAATTTATTACAATTTGATTACAAAGTAACAAAAACCTTGACTTTTCCTGTTAAATTTGATAAAATAATTAAAAGAAAGGAGGTCTGTGAATGAGCAAGTGTCATAGATGCGATGCTACTTGCAAGTATTTCCCAGCAGAAGCCAGCAAGATTTTAGATGAATATTTTGATGCTTATGGTGTCAAACATAGAGAGTCTATCTTCTCGTGCTGGTATGATGGGCATCGTATTACGAAATATGAAGACTGCGTTAATTACAAACCAAGAAAGGGTAAGGTGTAAGTTTGTCAAAAATTGACCTATTCTATACTTTGAAATTAAACACGTCTGATATTTATGAACAAATTGCAAAAAATGGTTGCGTTGAAACAGATTTTAAAACAGCAAAGAATGCTGGTTGGGTGGTTGCTCTTGGTGATAATCAACTGCTAAGATTCATTCGTCAGATTAAGGATAAACCTTTTGATAAAGAAAAGGTTCAAACTCTTTATGATAGGCGTAATATTTTAAAACAAGACAAGAGTTCTAAGAAGAATGCAAGAGAAATTACAAAGATTCAGAATGAAATCAATGAACTACTATTTGTTCCAGACCTTGTGACAGTTAGAACTGACACTACGCAGAAGGATTATAAGCAGCTATGCAAGACTGGATTCTCTGTTAAATTTAAAGTGAATGATACAGAGTATGTAACAAAATATAAGCGTTTATGTGCTGGTGCTGGTCAGTTAAGAAAGAACTCTGCTAACTTTGTAAATGCAGAAATTTATGACCAGTTACTCAATATTATGCTTTGTGGTCTTGACGCAAAAAGCATAGGCAAGATTAACCTTGCTAAATTCGGAGCTTATCTTGCGCTATCTACTTCTGCCACTAGAGTTGTTAAGACACCAAGAATCTGTGTTATTGACGATTATGAATATCCTTTGAAAGACCAAGTTGTTGATTGGATTTTCAAAAATGAAAAAGGCGAAGACGATATTAGAACCGAAAAAATTGATTTTACAATGAATGCTTTCGACGGAGCTGGTATGGTTTGCCCTGAAATGGCTGAGAGATGGCAACGGGATTTAGAGCTTGACTATTTACCATCTAGTTTTATCGTGAGGGCTGCGTGGTTTAAAGGTCTTTGCTCAATTTTCGACTTTAGACGTTTTACTCATGAAATAGCACATAAAAATACGATTACGGATATTTATGGGGTAACATATAATATTGATGAAATTGACGTTATAGCTGGTTCATCAATGTTCAAACTTCATAAATGTTATCCTAATTTTCAAGTCTATCAAAGCTACTTTAAGCGTTACGGTCATGTGTTTGGTGTAGCAAGAGTATCTAAGAAAGTATCAAACCAACTTAGTACCCTCAATTACCAATATATTCAGAGCAATGATTTTACAGAAGAGTCAATTAAGAACCTAGCAAATCCTACCATTGATTGGCTTCAAAAAGTAATGTCATGCGACCCACTTTATGCCTCTCTTATGATGATTGGATGCCATGACAGAGATACACTAGAGCAGATAGAGAACAGCCTTGAGTCTCCAATTGCTAAATGTCTATTATATAATACGGATATATTAAATGATGGCTATGCCAAAAGCAAAGTAATACGTCTAGTTCGTAAGAAGATAGACCAAGCAAAAATTGGTAAAATTTATGTTGAAGGTTCTTATGATTTTTTGATTCCAGATTTGTATGCTATGTGTGAACACGCATTTGGCATGGAAGTACATGGATTGCTACCTCCAAAATGTATGTATTCAAAACGCTGGGTAGATAAAGGAGCAAAGGTCGTAAGCACTCAACGTAGTCCTCTGGTTGCCCCTGCTGAGAATCAGTTGCTTAATGTTTATTCTGATGATAAATGTAAGGATTGGTTTAAATATTTGGAGTGGGGAAACGTATATAATATTTGGGATTTAACAATTATTAGTCAATCTGATGCGGATAAAATCTGATTGTCCGAGAATGTAGTAATACATTTATAGAATGTGGTGAACCTAGAAATCTAGGGTGTCTAATTTAATTAGGCTAACGGTAAAAATCTAAGTAGTAATTAAGTTTTATATTATTAAAAGGATTGGAGGTGAGAGCGTGAATGAATATTATGTTTATGGATGGCAAGATATAGATAGTGGAGAAATGATATACATTGGTCAAGGGAAGGGAAAGAGATATTCTGAATGTGATAGAACAAGAAGAAATAGCTTGTTTAATAATTACTTGTTGAATCACGAAGTTTATCCATTCATCTTGATAAATAACTTAACAGAACAAGAGTCTTTAGAAAAAGAAGCACTCCTTGTCAAATTCTATAAAAATATTGAACAGTGTATATGCAATATTGCGGCAGACGGGCATAGAAGTATGCCGGGAAGTTCTAACCCAAATTATCAAAACGGAAACGCTCTGAGGAAAACCTATAAAGAACATCCAGAACTCAAGGAGAAAACAAAACATTGTGGGATTGATAATGGGATGGCTAGACCCGTCATGATAATTATTGGACAAAAAGAAATCAGATTTAAATATGTAACTGATGCAGCGCAATATTTGATAGACTCTGGAATCTCAAAGGGAAGTTTAGCAAATGCTAGAAGCGCAATTGCAACTAGAGCAAGGTCTGGCAAGTCGTATTGTGGGTGCTATTTCAAATATATCTGATTTTTATATAAATTACTATACGAAAATACCGTGCCAAGGCATTTAGAGTGCAAGGTGTAACGACTAAGGTTCGTATTTATACGATAAGAGATTTAATGTGAAATTCATTATTTCGTAGTGCCACACATCCTTAAAGGATGAAGAGATAGTCTACTCCGAAGCTTGAGATAAAGCTTGTTAAAGTATAGCGAAAGCTACGGTATAAAGGTTTGACGGCGATATCAGCCTTACTTCTGATAATGAATATTTAGTAAACGCAATCAATCCAGATTTACCAATTATCACCTATGAAAAACAGAAAGTGAAGGCTCAAAAAATCAATTTTGATAATTTAGGTTCTTTTGATGTAAAAAGTTTCGACAGTCCTATCGGAGGTATTACGAATCTTGCAAGCAATCTTTATGCAATGAAAGATTTGTTTCCAAAAGATTCTAAAGAGTATGTTGAAATCGAAAAACGTATTCGTCTATTACGTCGGTGTCAGGGAGATGCTATCGACCACGCTAAAGGGGCTGTTTTTAAAAGCTACCCCAAGTATTGGTCACACCGGCAGAAGTATATCCCTATTACTGATGATATGACTGATGAACAAAAGCAAGAGATTCAAAAGCAAAACGAAGAAATCAAATTCAACAACAGTATTTGCTGTGATAAGAAAACCTACTTTTTTGGTTATGTTTATCCAAAAGAAATGGCAAGACTAAAGCATTATAAGAAAAAGCAAGGAGACCTTTGCCGTAAGAATTTTGGGTGTAAACTAAGAGACCTAAAGCAAAAGCAAGACAAAATAGTAGAAGAAAAGCAATTTCTGCGTAATTATTACAAGTATATGCCTCTGTTTAACTCTAACTGCACGATGAATAATCTGGCTAGATATGTAGAAGATTATGAATTTAAAGAGAATAAATCTAGTAAGTATTTTGATTATTCTTGCCTAATGTCTAATAAAAACAGAGAATTTAAGAAAAATATTTGCAAACAGATTCAAGATGTCATTCATAAGTTCCAGCGCAATTATCCTATTCTTCTAAAGAAGATTGGTCATGACCGTGATTGGGGTATTGAGGACACTGATACTCTTGGCTCTGATAGAGAATCTTTCTTTGACGGTTTCTTTGATTATTACAAGAACGAACTTATGAATATTCTATCCAATGAAGAAGAACTCGTTGATTATATCATTTATGTTTATTATGAACAATGTAAGTCTGCTGATAAATCTCTTCTTTGGGAACTATATTCAGATGTTGTTCTAAATAATGTCAAAAATAATTCAGACCACTATTATAAGATTGTGGAGTCCGAAGATGGTCAAGAGTTTTTTGGCAAGAAGTTTGTTTTACAGGAGGTAGCTAAATGATTTTTAATGAATACGAAAGAGCTGCCGAGATAGACGAGAAGCAAAAATTCTCAGCGGATATTATGACAGATGGTATTCTTCTTGCTAGGTTCTATAAAACAAATGGTCTTAGCAGAGAAGAAACGCAAGAAAAGATTAAGACAATTATCTTTAAATTAGATGGATGTTTTACTGATAAGTTCAAGGAAAAATCTTTAAGGGATATTATGTCTGGATTTGATTCTTTTGAACTTATGGATAATGAGCCAGTATATTTTTATAAAGAAGAAATGGATATTATTAAGCAACTAAAGAATAAGACCGCAAGAAAAGTTTTGTTCGCCATGTTGTATATCCGTAAGGCTTCTGGCGAGAATGAGTTTGAAGCAGAGGCAAAAGACATTAACAGACTTTGCGTAAAGAGAATTTATCCGAATAGTCTTTATCCAGCATATCACGAGTTGAAAGAACTTGGGTATGTTAAGTATACGAACTTTAAAGGAGAGAATAAAACAGAGATTGTTTACCCTGCTCTAAATATCCAGTATACTTCTGAGCCTGTTATTGTAATTCGTGATAAGCATAATATAATGAATTATTATTGGAATTATATCGGTGAAGGAAAATTTGCTATTTGCAAGAACTGTGGTAAATTAGTTCCAGTTACTTCTTTCAATGTTGATTACTGTGATAAGTGTTCGAGAGAGATTGAACTCATGAAACACAGAGAACGCCAGAAAAAATACGACAAATCTAAAACCTGACGGTAAGAATTTTCAAAAAACCTAGTAATGAAGCCACTTTTCAGACTTCTTGCACATTTTCTCTAAATGAATAGGGAAACCAAGAAAATCTCTATTTTGCAGACCAGTATTTCGCTGGTCTGTTTTTTTATTTATGAGCAAGCGGAATTAAACAACCGCCCAAGTGAATTAAAGGGAAAATAATGATTAAGATTTCTCGCTCTGATATGGAAGCGCTACGCAAGGTTGGTCTAATCAAAGAGGGTAGTGAGCGTAATTATACTGTTACTAACCGTAAGAAGCATAGTTCACAGAAAGACTATTATGTAGTGGAAGACCGTAAGATTCTTGCATTTCTAAATCGTAAAAAGGAATACTAATACGATTGGAGGAATTGTAGAATGAATTATAAAACTCCAATTCGTAATGATGGAGAAATGGTAGAACAACAGATTCTACTGTCTGGCAATAACTCCATCAAGAAAAATCTAGCAATTTATCAGCGTAAGATTCTGATTAATCAAGAAATTACGAATGAATCTGTCACAGAAGCTATCTATTATCTATATACACTTATGGACTTGGATAGAGAAGAGGGAGTAGAGAAGAATCCAAAACCTATTGATATCCTTCTAAATACTCCGGGCGGGTCTGTATGGGATGGTCTCATTCTAGTTTCTCTTATTGAACAGATGAAAGATATGGGCTACACTATCAACACAACTGCTATTGGTACTGCTGCTAGTATGGGTTTTATTATCTTTATTACTGGTTCTAATCGTTATTCTTATCGTCATGCACAATTTATGCTGCATGACATCTCTACAATGATGGGTGGTAAAGTAAAAGACCTAGAAGAGTCTATGGACGACCTACGGAAGTGTCAAAAGCAAGTGTTTAATATTATTAAGAAATATACTCATATTCCTGATAAAAAGCTGAAAGAGTGGATAGACCATAAACGGGATATGTTCTTTTATCCTGATGAAGCTGTCGAATTAGGAATCGTAGATAAGGTGCTTTGAGCAAGCGAGGATAAACTCTCGCCCAAGGGATTGAAAGGGATAAGTATTTGAATAATACTACTAAAAATACTCAGGATATTAAAAAGACTGAAACCATTGCCGTGGAAGATATGTCTAAGGAAGAGCTGGTTCAGCTATTCTATAAGCTGGCTGATGAAGGTTGTTTCGATGACGAAAATATTGATGATTGCGATGGTTGTCACTGTTGCGATGATGACGATGACATTGGCGATATTGTAGACCCTGTTATTGGATTTAACCTAGAGAATGTTATTGATTCTGAATTTGATGCAAAAGAATTTAGCAAAGGCATTAAGTCGATGAGCTTTGTGGCTGGTCAACTGATGGCGTTACAAAATGCTGGTATTAAACCTCAGAATGCTCTTGAGTATCTACACGCTACTCATTCTCAGGACAGTGATTGCGAATGTACAAAGCGCGTTGCAGAATTACAAGCTGCTGTTAATGAAAAGGCTGAGAAGAAGAATTTAATTGAAAGTAAGAAAAATATAGCTTAAATGCTATATTAAATTTATATTATATAAGTGGCTATAAGCCACAGGAATTTAAAGGAGTAAATATTATGACTAGTTCTACTATTGTTAAGATGATTGCTGACAATACCGATTATACTCAGAAGGATATTAAGGCATTTCTAGCTGCTGCCGAACCTGTTCTGCTAGAAGCACTAAAGGATGGTGAGTCCTTTAAGATTATGGATGTCACTGTTTCTCTGGCTGATGTTGCAGAGCGCACCGCTCGTAATCTACAGACTGGCGAGATGATGACTGTTCCTGCTCACAAGAAGGTTTCCTTTAAGCCATCCAAGGCTCTCAAGGAAGCCGTAAAGTGATTTAACCAAAGATTGATTTTGTTGGTGATTCTCTACCATTAAGTGAGAGGTTGTAACATCAGGTGAGTCACTACCAATAAGTGTGGAATTAAAAAAGCGGTAACTCTGCCGTGCAAACTATTTCTTAAATTATTAGCGGTTGCAACGCTTAGAATATTGCACACTTGTATGTATTCTACCGGATACTGACCGGACATAGTTTGTTAAATTGAGTATCGCTGGCATACCGATTAAAGTATGCTTATATATCGCAGAATAGCCCAATCAGGTACGGCGCTTGGCTCATACCCAAGAGATTCTTCGTTCAAATCGAAGTTCTGCACCCAACAACAGAGAAATAGGATTCTCTGTTAAATTTTAAAGAAAAAGAGGATTTTCTATTATGCGTTTTTATTCTGATGTATGCCATAAGCTATTTGAATCACCAGAAGAACTAGAAAAGGCTGAAAAGGCTCTAGTTCAAAAGAATGATGAGGAAACCAAGAAAAAAGCAGAGCGTAAGGCTGATGCTGACAAGGTTCAGAAAGCTCACGACGAAGTGTTTAAAAAGTACGACGAGTATTGCAAGCTAGTTGATGAGTTTGTAAAGAAGTACGGTTCTTATCATACTACGATTGACAAGCCAATTCATCTTAATGATATACTACGGTCTTTTGCGGATGTATTTTGGTTTTGATTATTAAAATTATAGAATTGGAGGTAATGTGATGTCTGAGAAAGTCGAGATTTTTCACTTTGATGATATCGCCAACAGTTATCACGGTGAATCTCTATATTGTGGACTAAGTTCTTCACTAAGTCTCCAAGTTGATAAAGATTGCACAATAACAGTTTTTGGACAAATTAATCCTCGCTCTGGTGAATATTTTCAGTTACAAGTATTGAATGAAGAGACAATGAAAACTTCTCCGAATATTACTTCTGCTGGAAATTATTTTGTTCATATTGCAGGATGTTATCATATTAAATTTCAAGTAGAGAATGCTACTGATGTAAATGTTGGTGGCGTATTCGGGAACTATCATTATCCATCTGCGGAAGTAGACTTAGATGACTATGCTTCTATCGAATATGTGGATAGCAAGTTAGGGGCTGCAACAGACGAGGAATTTAAAGAAATGCTAACGGAAGTGTTCGGCTCTTTTCAAGACAACGGAACTGATATTCCAACACAAGATATAACTAATTTGCTTTCTAAATATATGGAAAAGAGCACCTACGATACGAATAATAACGGTATCGTTGATACCGTTGAGTCATTGTCAGAAAACTCAGTTATCAATGGAGGCAATGCATAACATAAATTTTAGAAGGAGATTGTATATAAATGGCGAAAAATATTAATACTAAAATTATTCTCAGAAACGATACTATTGAAAATTGGTCTAAGAAGAACCCTGTACTAGATGTTGGCGAAATTGCGGTTATTACTGACCAGTATACGTTTAAAATTGGTGATGGTACATCCAAGTTCAATGCGCTACCTCAGATTCGTGCCATCGCTTCTGATGTTGAAGCATGGGCTAAAAAGAAAAATGTAGTAGATGTTGTTATTAGTGGTTACACTAAAAGTGAAGCTTCTGGTGCCTTAACTGCAACCGATACTATTGCAGTAGCACTTAGTAAGATTGAAAATAGCATTAGTGCCATTTCTAATGCAGCAACTAAAGTTGTAGCAAGCAATAAAAACGGTTATATTACTGTAGATGGTAAGGATGTTAAGGTTTACGAACTAAAGACTGACGGTACTACTATTGTCACTGCCGAAGATGGCACTATTGGTGTCGGCGCAGTTACCATGGATAAGGTTACTGGCCTTAATGACAAGCTAACAGCCATCGAAAATGGCATCCCCACTTATAGTATCGAAAAGGATGCTGATTCTGGTGACTATGCCGCTGTGTATCACCTAAAGAAAAACGATGAAATCGTTGGCGTTCCTATTAATATCCCCAAGGATATGGTTGTCGAATCCGGCTCTGTTGTTACAGATGCAGATGCGACACACAAGGGTGTTTATATTAAGCTGGTTCTTGCTAATGCTACAAATGATGTTATTTGGATTCCCGCAAGCGGCCTAGTTGAATATGTCACTTCTGGTTCTTCTGTCGGAGATATGGTTGTAGTCGCTGTAAGCGCTGACCATAAGGTTACTGCGACTATTACAGATGGTACTATTACCAAGGCAAAGCTGGACACAGATATTCAGGCTGCTCTTGATAAAGCCCACTCTCACAGTAATATTGAAGAACTAAATAAGATTGTTGCTGGCGATAAGGCAAAGTGGGACTCTGCCGCAGAAAAGGCAACTAAGGTAGAAGGCTCCGAAACTAATGGTAATATTAAGGTTGATGGAGTAGAAACTACCGTTTATACCTTACCAGATACCGTTATCAACACTTCCGATGTCCTTATTCTAAATTGCGGCAATGCTGATGGTGTTGCCTAATAAGTAATGATGGGATAGCGGGGTGTAAATTTGTGTCTAAGACGATAAAGGTTCAGATAACTCTAAGAGAGGATTCTAGTAATGCGTGGGAGAAACTGAATCCTATACTCAAAAAGGCAGAATTTGGTTACGAAAGTAATACAGGTAAATTAAAAATTGGAGATGGGGTTACTACATGGAACTCTTTATCGTACTTAATCGGAGAAAGAGTTCCAGAGGGTGCAATTTTTACTGACACCGTAGTAAATCTATCTAATTATTATACCAAAAGCGAAGTTGAATCTCTGATAAATGAAAAACTTGGGTTCTTGCTTAAACCAAATATTACTATTGGTGATATTGTCAGAAGCGAGTTAGATTAAATAAAAATCTTTAAATAAATAGCGGTTTCCGGTAATGGTGTAATTAGTCTTACTCCCTTAGACTCCCGCTTTTATATATTAAAATATTAAACATAATCTACATCATAACAAGATATACTATCTTGGTGGTGTTTTTATGGAAATTGATGGTAAAAAGGTTGCTTCTACTGGGACTACTGCGCTCGGTATTGTTGGTTGACACCATACAGCCAAAATAGCATTTTTCGTTTTGTCGAACGGATATAATTAGCTGAGTTTTCATTAAACTCGTAAGCAAAAAAATACTAATTATGTTAACGGGGGAGTTTCTAAGACGCAATCCCGTGGGAAGGAATTTATACGATGAAAGAATTTAGAAAAGTTCCTAGTTTAAAGTTTCTATACGAAATTAATCAAGATGGTGTTCTTCGCAATGTGAAATCTAAAAAGGAAACAACATTTGATTTAGGAAAAAACGGATATTACAGATGTACAATTCATAACAAAGATATGGCATCTACCACGAAACATTTCTATAAGCATAGACTTGTTGCGGAATGTTGGTGCAAAATTCCAGAACGGTTAGCTGGTTATACCTTTGATAACTTGCAAGTAAATCATATTGACGGAGATAAAACAAATAATAACTATAAAAATCTTGAATGGGTTCTTCCATTTGAGAATCTTCGTCATGCTGTAAAAAATAATCTTTGGTATGAAAGTGAAAAATTTACAGAGCAGAAACATGAGAAGAAACCAATTATGTGTATAGAAACTGGCGTTGTTTTTGAATCTTCTTACAAAGCAGCAGAATGGATTTGTGAAACTACTGGAAAATCTGCAAAGTATTTCAATATGTCAAATCATATTCGTGACGTTGCAAGAGGAAGAAAACAACATAAAACAGCTTATGGATACCATTGGAAATTCGTATAAATTAAATCTGTACAGACTATCCTCTTAATAGGGGAGTAAGGATTCTATTGACACGAATCTTGAAAAAGTGCTACCGCTTTTGCGGTAAGATATAGTCGATTAATTATAATGACAGTCTTAGGTGGCACTGCTCTTGCTGGCGTATTAGGCGGCAATGGTGGTAACGGTTCTCCTAATGGTGGTGGACTCTTAGGTGGTCTATTTGGCGGTGGCAATAACAACACCTGCTATGTTACCGAAAAAGAGTTCTATCAGAATCAGCTAGCTGATACCAATATTATGTATCAGAATCTAATGAACACAAATAGTGCTCTATGTGAACTAAGTCAGCGTGTTGCAAGCGATGAAGTTTCTATTGCTAAGAACTTTGAAATCGCTGCACTAAATAGTGAATGGCAGCAGAAGATGAATGACAAGCAGTTTACTTGTGTTGACGAAAAGATGCAGTGGATGGATAAGTTTATGAAGGCTTATGTTGATTCTGCTACTTGCGACTTCATCAAGGCAAAGCATTATCTGTCTCCTTCTGACCTTGCTGACCCTTACACTAACACTTCTCAGGCAATTGTATCTGTTCCTACCTATCAGTTTACAACTACTGCTTGTGCAGGAAATTGCTACAATCCTTATTTCGTGAGCGGCACTGCTTATGCAAATGGCCCTGCTTACACTAATACTGGTTGTGGCTGCAACGGTGGACTTACCTTCTAATTAAGTTCTAACTAATCTCTATTGTGGAACAAGTATTCCACAGAATAACATTATACACATTTTTACTTATTTTTTTTCAAGCGGGTGAAGATTTATGAACTTCACAAACCCAAGTCCTCTTATCGGAAGTATGCGTTCTCCACAGAGCGTTATGCCAGTAGATGTAGGAGGAACACAAAATCAATATCAGAATCAATACCAAAGAAATATGTCGCCAGAACAGTGGGAGTATGTACAACAGGTTCGTAGAACTGGTTATGACCCAAATATGATGCCTCAAGTGCAGCAACCACAGCAGCCAGAACAGTCTGACCCTTATAATGATTTTATTACAGAGTTTAACCAGTGTTCTAATGTAGTTCAGGCAAGTATATTAGAAAATCCTGAATTTAAACAGTGCATGGCTGAATGCGACAAAAAGATTCAGGCGACTATGGAAGCCCTAGTACGTCCACAAGTTATGCAGACACAAGATGGTCGTGTAGCTTTTGAGAGGTTGTTAGCATCTTTCCGTAGCGTCAGAGACCAAGCAAAGCAGCAAGAAGCTCAGAATATGCAAAGAATACAAGCGTTAATGAATGATGACGTTGTTCGTAAGCGTATTGAAGAGTTAGAGAAGAATAAGTGAGGTGTTTGCTATGATTTCTGATAAAGAACTTTTTAAACAGATGGCTGACCGTGATGTTGTAAATCTATACCGTTATCTTATTTACAATCTTGCTGGTGGTACGAGTATTGCTACTTATGCAAGTTTGTTTGAAGATAAGATTTTGGGATATGCTAATATTGGTGTGGACAAAGCCTGTGATTGGCTGTTTGGTAAAGATGTCGGTTGTGACATTGACGAGGCGGCTGATATTGCACAAGCTGTTGTTTCTGATAAAATTGAAGAATACCGCAAACGTGTTAAAGAACAACGTGCGGCTAAAAATGCGTAATAACATTGTAACATAATTGATAGTCCTAATAAATAGGTGATTATTATGAGATGGCCTATCGTGACCGTTACATCACTTGATAGCTCTGCTGCTGGTGTGGACGTATTAAAGGCAAATCCTGTATATACTATAGAAAGTTTTCCCTATCCAAGACGCTATTATTATTTTGCCTTACTCATTAAGGTTGGTTTTGAATTTAATGACAACAAGTCTCTTTTACTGACAGATAATGATGAAGTAAACAAGTATCACCTTGTTGACCGTCTTGGTAATGCAGTTCTTGCTTCTCAGGCTATTGGATACTCTCAGAGCCAGAGATTAATGTACTGTATGTATGACGATGTAAAGAAAATTGTCCGCGTTCTAAGTCCTCTAACTCCTACTGATTATTATATTGAGGGTTGGCTTACTTAATAATATAATAAGGAGTGAAAGGAATGGTATTAAATAATGGTATTGCACCATGTGGCACGATGTCAAGATGTTGTTGCTGTAATATGCGGCTCATTTGTGCTAAATCCCCTTACTGTGTTATAAATTCAGGGAGTGGTTCTTCTGATAAGAAACTGGAAGAGATTGAGAATCTTATCCAGCAATTAATCCAGTCGCAAGCACAAGCACTTGCTGACCTTGAAACAAAAGCTACTGCCGCTCAAACTAGTTTAAATACAATTACTGCTAATATAGCAACATTGCAAACGACTAGTGATAATTTAACGACAACATTTGGTGAATTTGCACAAGATACAAAAACTAAGCTAGATGAAATCTATGCTAAAGTAGAAAATATACCAGCTACTAGTACAACTTCTGTTAATGATTTAGACACACCGATTGATGTAGATTCTTCTGATGTATCAGAGGACGATTCAAAATCACTTGCTGTATTAAAACCAAAAGAAACAGAAGATACTATTCTGGTTGAAAAGAAAGGCTTATTTGGTAAATCCAAATGGGTAGAACAAAAGAAATAATTTTGAGTTAAATTTTAGAAATTATAGACCCTTTAGTGAGTATAAGTTATTGTACTTAGTAAAGTGTCTATAATATTTTGTTATAGACATAATTTGAAATTTAACTTATAGGTGTGCGCCCGTATGTGCATGAAAGGAAAACATTATGACATTTGGTAAAAATGCGAAGAATAATCACCTTTATATTTATAAGGAAGGTGATGTAGTATGAAGTATGAGAAGGAAAAATATTTCTCTTGTTATTCTCCTAATCTTAAAGAATATCTGGAAAGAAATGGATTTGAACCTATTACTTCGTTTGTACACATCAGAGAGAACAAGACTTGTTGGGTATTTGAGAAAGTGCCTGAGCTATCTATATATCTTGAACAGTGGACTCGCAATCGCAAGTAAAGGGTAAATTATATGAAAAATATTGTAAGAAATTTTTCTGTTGCTATCGTAGTATTTGTGACTACATTTATCACAATTTATTATTCTGTTGTGTATGTAACAAATAAACAGATTATATTTGATAGTTCAGATATTCTAATAATTATTTTCTTTGGCTTATTATCTTTGATGGTCGTGTTTATGCTACTTTATATCAATTCTAAATTAAACTCATTCTCTAACGCTTTAATTGATATTTCTAATAAAATTGATATATCAGAAGAAAACATGACAAATTTAGAAAAAAGTACGCAGAGAATTATATTAAAGGAAGTAAAAGAGAATAGGGAATTTAAGGGAAAAATTTTAGAAAGGATTGAGCATGAAGAGAAATCCGAACAGCAATCGGAGTAAAAGATGGGCAGAAAGAAATTGCCTATCCTCTGATAGATGCGTGTCTTATGTAAAGGATTTATGTGAAGCTTATGGTCTTAAATATAAAATTTCTGGTGATAAGCTTTTTGTGGATTCTGATGGGATTTCCTATCGGGTTTATCCTGACTATGAAAATATATGTATAATTGCAGTTAATAAAATAACTGGTGAGAAAAAATGGTATGACGGGGACTCGTGTTGGGTTGACTTTGTACTAGATATTCTCTAACGCTTTAATTGATATTTCTAATAAAATTGATATATCAGAAGAAAACATGACAAATTTAGAAAAAAGTCTTGACAGCTTCTGTATGTTGTGCTATATTAACAATGGAAACAAATAATTCCATAAAATAGTACAAGGAGAAGTCGTTATGAATATTCCACTAAGTTTGTTAATTTATAATCCAATTGAAGCGTATGCTTTGGTATTATTGTGTGATATAATTACTGGAAATAGAACAAGGATTTGTGTAAGATTGATATTATATTTATATATTTTTGGAGCTGCAAATCTACTTATTCAAAATATCCCAAATGCATGGGTTAGTGAACCGTATTTTGCAATAATAAGTATTTTTATGAATTATATTGTTACACCACTTTCTATTAAATTTTTTTATAAAAGAATCTGTGGCAACATAACATATAAAATGTGTGTTATGGTTAGTATAATAGATTGTTTATTTATTATTGTAATATCAAGCATATTTGATATTTTTATTAAAGACTACAATATGTTTTATACGGAAAATAAATATCATGAATTTGTTAGTAATCTTGTCATATTTTCCGTTCAAATAACTTTATATTTAATTATAAGGGCCAAAGGAGAACATTATTATGAAAAACTTCGTAAAAATGGTAGCTAAATATTCTGTTGAGAATGCTTTTACTGCTCTTAACCACTATCAGCCTAAGATGCCAAATTCTCTAATGGAAAAGGCTCAGAAGGAAATTAAGAAGGAAGACTAATCTTCCCTTATCCTTATATTATAGACATTGTAGACTTTAATATAGGGAGTCAGTCTTTTGGCTGGCTCCCTTATTTTTGTGTAATAAAGGAATATTCTGTTATGGATATTTTTAGATATATTGAAGACATATCTTATAAACTCGGTTTAAAAGTTGCAAACTATTTTCATGAAAACAAGGATGGAATTGAAGAGACGCAATATGGAATGTTCGCTATTTTGAGTTTCTTGTTCGAGTTTGGAACTGGACTTATTATATCGGTTATTTTTGGATATGTCAAGTATTTTCTTATATTCCAAATTACTTATTGTTTTCTACGTTCTGTTTGTGGTGGAGAGCACTGCAAGACGTTTGCTTCTTGTTGGGTAGTAACAAATATTGTCTCATTTATTGGAAGTATGATGGCTATTTTATTATCCGTAAATAATATGTTTATAATAATTGGAGTTATTATTACATTTCTGTCATCTGTTGATATGTTTTATATTATTCCAAAGCCAAGCGAAAATTCTCCTAGTAGAGGAAGTAGAGATATTGAGTTTGAAAGACGCTATATTAAGGGAACTTGTGTGTTGATTTTCTTATCTTGTATTTTGGTGTTTTTTGATATGCAATTTGTTTCTGCTTCTATTTGCTCTGCCTATATTATGTGTTATATTATGCTTTCCAAATATGGAGAGAAATTTATGAATATGTTTAAGTTTTAATTAATTAAAGACCAGAGGATAGAAACATTAAGCTGCTATCGCCCGTTGTTAGGAGATACAGGTTCTTTTGCTTGCCTGTCTGGTCTTTATCGTTTATAATTGTAGAACCAGTTTCAAAGAGGTGGTCGTATGATTATAAATGATTTAGCAACAATAGCAAATTCTGATTTAATATCAGGAGCCGCAAACATTAGTCAATTTATAAATGTTTATCAAGCGACTAAAGGTGCGACATCATCTCAGTTAAATACAGAGCTTATTAAGCAAAACCAACATATTGAAAATAAGCTTGACGAACAAACAAATATGTTGCTTGAAAAATTATTGTCTGAATTAAAAATTATAGAAGAGCAAAATATTGAAATAATTAAACTGCTGGGTGGTGGCGTCAAATGATTCTTAATACTAATGCAGAATTAGGTGGATTAGATGCCCTTGGTATTGCAGATACAATTATTGCTTCATTGTTATTGAATTATTCTGAGAAGTCTTATAAGTTAAATCTTGATAATATCTCGGAAAATAAAAAAGTTATTTCGATATTAAACGAGATAAACGAAAACGAAAAAACTATTATTTCTCTTTTAAAATGTATAGTTGAAGATGATAAGCATTAGTCTTGTCTTATCGGTAAAATAATCCAGACTAAATAAACGAGTGACGGTTCTGACTCGTTGTAAAAATAAAAATTGACCGAGCGATGATTCACGGTAGGGAATAAAAGGGGTCAAAAATATTATAGAAAGTAGTGGATATCAATGGATGTATTGCAAATTATTATTAATATTTGCTCTACTTTTGGTGTGTCTGGGCTTCTTTTGTTTTTTGTGAAAAGGCACTATGAGAAGAAAGACGAAGCTTTAAAAGAGGGAAAGCGGGAGAGAAGAGAAATCAAGGATGCGATTGATAAAATTGCCAAACAAAACGAAGAGCAGTATGCGATGATTGCATTTCAAAAGGATAAGATAAGCTCTCTTTCTGATGATGTTAAGGCTTTAAGAGAGCAAGGAAATCAAAATTCACAAGCAGATAGAGATATACTTCGGGATGCGATGTTAAGGACATATCATAATTGTTATGAAGTCAAAGGTTGGATTTCTGTTAATGACTTAGAAAGTTTTCAACATATGTTTGAGAGCTACACAGCGCTGCACGGTAACGGAATGATACCGGCTGTTCATGAAAAAATTTTAAGTCTACCAACTATTCCACCTGAGAATAAATCTTGAACATTTCATTAAATTATAAAATCACTTTTAACAAATAGGTGATTATTATGACAGTAAATGAATCTAAAAATATTATCCAAAAACTAATTAAGTATTCTATTTGTGAACTTGAAACGGCAGAGTGTTACCAAGAACTAATGGGCTGTGTTGAAGACTCTTCTATGTTTTCCAAATTCAAAGAGTTTGCAAATGAAGAACTAACTCATTACGAGTATGATTTGTCAACCGCAATGGTTATGGCTCAAAAATTGAAAGACAATGGTGATATTGCGGATGTTGATGAAATGATTAGTAACATCTATAAAGAGAATGAGACAGATTGGAAGAATAAGATTGTCTGGAAAATTGCTAACACTAAGCTAAAAACATCTCGTTAAATTATGATGCTAGGCATAGGGACTAGAGGTCGTTAAACAGCGACGATAAATGTTGAAGGTACTGGGACAATACTATGGCATTATACAGTATCTTTGATTTTAAATGTTTATTGCTATGGCAACTATCATTGAGTAGATATACTTGATGATAGTAACGATGGCAATAAAGTCATCGTGGAACTAAAGGAGTTATTTGGAGTGAAAGGAGTACACATGGAAGGTAGTCTACTAAAAAATAAAGACGAGACAGATAAGGAATATGGTTTACGTCTGGCTATGAACAAGGACGTATATGATATTAGTTGGTCTAAGATTTGTGACCTTATGTTTGAAGCAACTGGTGTAAGAAAAGACGAAAGTGCTTATCGTAAATATTATATGGCATTCCTTGATGGAGTTGATTATCAAAAGAATAAAGACCCGTCTGAACAAATGGACGAGTTAATGAATAAAGAGCTAGATATTAAATTAAAAACTGTCAAGATGCGGGATTATAAAGCAGCGCTTAATCGTGATGTTAATAAGATTGCTCGTTTTGATATGCTTAAACAAGATATTTCAGACTATGTTATCAAAAACCATTTGGAATTTAATGATAATAAAAGCAACTTTTCATCAACCGAGAAGAGTGCTATTTTATGCCTATCTGATTTCCATTATGGTATGGTGACTGATAATTATCTTAATAAATATAATCCTGAAATCTTCCATGAGCGCATGACCAAACTTTTTGACGCAGTTGTTAAGAAGATTTATTCTGAAAAGATTGGTGCTCTGTACGTTATTAATTTAAACGATGCTATTTCTGGATATATTCATAATACTGTTCGGATTGAGAATCGTAAGAATGTTATTGAACAGGTAATGGAAGTCTCTAATGCTTTGGCAGAGTTTCTAAATGGGCTTTCTCAACATTGTAATATTGAATATTATTCTGTTATTGACAACCATTCTCGTTGTATGGCTAATAAGCACGAGAGTTTACAAAATGAGAATTTTTCTCTACTTGTTGACTGGTATTTGAAAGCAGCTTTACGTTATGTCCATAATATTCATATTAATGAGAACGAATTTGATAATGATATTTTAACATTTAGTATTTATAACTGGAATTATCTAGGCTCTCATGGAGACAAAGACAGTATTCATGATATAGTTCAGAATATGACGCTTTTAACCCATAAGTTCTATGATGCGATGTTTATTGCACATAAACACCATGTAGAGTCTAAAGAAGTTGACGGAACCATGGTTTTTATGAATGGTTCTCTTTGTGGTACAGATAATTATGCCAAGTCTTTGCGTATTACTTCTCACCCTTCCCAGACTATGTATATTGTTACTCCTGATAATCCTTATGAATCTATAAATATTATCCGTTTGGATTAAGGCGGTGGTTACATGGCTATTGCTAAAAAAGGGAGACAAATCGGAGAAGAGACAAAAAAGAAACTGATTTGCATTAGTTGTGGCTGTGGAGTTCAAAATAATTTCAATGCCACAAAAGATGAATATCATAAGTTCTTTAATAAGATACCATATTGTAAGGATTGTGTCAAGTCTATTTATAAAGGATACTTGGTAAAATACAACGGCAATACAAACCTCGCTATTTATTTTACTTGTAGAAAAATTGATATTCCGTACATTCACCAAGCATATTTGGCGGCTATGAAAGAATCTCAGAATGAAAACTCTGTGTTAAGTGGAGAAGAAAACCTATTACCAATTTATCTAAAGAATCTTGCATTCGCAGATAAAAATGGTTGGGGTTCGAGCTTTGACGACTCTCAGGGTGAAAACAATATCGAAGGTCTTAGCAACTACGATGTTTATACAAAGATTAAGCGCCCTAAGAAAGTTACTGGCGAACTTGGTGACGACGACAATTACGAAGATATTGAATTTAGCACAGCATACTTACAAAGTGTTTGGGGAAGATTTGATAATGATGACCTAGCATATCTTCAAAATGAATATATGGATTGGGAATCCAAACTAGGTCAAATTGATACCAAAGATATTGATATTATTGTTAGACAGATTTGTTATCAAACTCTTGATATTAATAAAGCTCGTGAACATGGTGAAGACGTTACAAAGAAACTAAACGCTCTAACTTCACTTATGAATAATGGCGGCTTACTTGAAAAACAAAATAGAGCTGTGCAAAATTCTAAGGTTGTTGGTCAGCGTATTGAAGATATTGAAACATTTAGACCCGTTAAGAAAGCTGACCCAGAATTGGCGGATGTAGATAACGTTAATTTATTATTTGATGCGTTTGCTGGTTGTACTGCAAGGGCTTTGGGCAAAAATAATAAATATGTTGAAAAATTTGAAAAGGAGTTTGAACCTTGGAGTATTGATATAATTGAAAAGGGTAAAGCTCAACTTCTTGGAACGGAGAGTGATGAAGAATGCCAGAGTCAGACAAAATCACAATCCGAAGACTAAAGAAAAAACGTGCTACACTTCAAGAACAATACAATGAAAATTTTGAAGCATGGGTTGGATATTGGAGAGCGAATCCTCAAAGATTTATTACTGAATATCTAGGTTTGCCATTGTATGATTTCCAAAAAGTTTTAATTTGGGAAATGAATAATACATCAAACTATATATTTATAGGAAGCAGAGGCATAGCAAAATCTTCTCTAACGTTAGATTTCTGTTGTCAAATGGCAATCCTTTATCCCGGTCTCAAAATTCTTGTTGTCTGTCCTGTTAAATCACAGAGCAAACAATTCGTTAAGAAGATTTACGAATATATGCGAATGAGTAAGAACCTAGAACAGGAAATCAAAGTTGATGAGATTAAGATTGGCGTTAATGAATGTCAAGCTCCGTTCAAAAACGGTTCTACAATTTTTACTGCGACGTACAGTGAAAACGCATTAGGTTTGCGCGCAAATATACTAATCGTTGACGAATTTGTTCGTACAGAGAAAGAGGTTATCACTCGTGTCTTTGACCCTATGCTTTCTGACCCAAGAAAACCAAGATATCTTGATTTAACAAGAGAAGAACGAGCAGAAGAATATAAAAAAGAAGAATTAAGAAAAGTTTATCTATCTTCTATCAGACGAGCTGATGAATGGTCTTATAAAACATTTGAGGATTATATAGACTGGATGACGGACGGTAATAGAGATTATTGTGCAACAGTTGTTAGTTATGTTCTTGGTGTTAAAAACGGGTTTATAAGTAAAAAGAAGGTTGAAGACACTTTCAAGTCCAACCTTGAAAATATAAATATTTTGCAAGCAGAATATAACTGTATACCTGAACGTGGCACTGGTAATTCTTATTTCACATATAAAATGATGGATAGAGTTAGAACTAACTCTAAAGCATTCTGTTGTATGTCTGATGAGGAATATATTCAATATAAAGATTGCAGAGAAAAATATCCTTACTATCAAGAAAAACTACCTAATGAAATTAGATTACTATGTATGGACGTTGCCGTTATTGAATCTAGCAAGAACGACAATACTGCATTTTTTATTATTAGGTTAATTCCTGATAGTGGAAGATATACAATTATTGTGCCATACGCAGACAGTATGCACGGTTTAAACTCAATCGCTCAAACTAAGAGAATGAAACAATTATTTTATGAGTTTGAATGCGATTATATGATACTTGATACACAAGGGGTGAAATGCTTGCCCCAATTATATAGTAATATATAATTAAGTATTGCGGAAGAAAACTGGAAAGCTGGAATGCTAATCAGAGTGGAAGGCTATAAATAATATTATGGTCACACGCAACGCATAGAGATTGAAACTATTTATAGAATATAACATCTCCAAGAGTCCGCAACTCCTATTTAAATTTAGGATGAAAAGATATGCTAAACTAATACGAATAATAAGTATTAGAATTTAGAGATAAAAAGCTCTAAAGATAACAAATGAGGTATTTCTATTTTTGACTACGCTACCACGGAAACCTATGATGAAAACCGTGGCGTTACTTACCCCGCATGGACAGTAGTCAACCCAGAAGATATTAAAATGGTTAATCGTACTATTGATAGAAATGCGGTTCCTGTAATTTATTCTGTTAAAACTCCAATCCAGTTAAAGTCTGCTATGTTTAGTAATATGCGTGATTTGATTACTGATGGGCGAGTTAATCTACTTGTTGATAGTCAAGAAGGTCTTGATTATATGATGAAGAACTATCAGTATTACAAGATTGAAGATGAGGATTTAAAGAAACGTCTTATGAATCCTTATGTACAAACTAATCGGCTTGTTGATGAGGCAATCAGTTTGGAACAGGTGGTTACTCAGGGCTATATTAACCTAAAGGAAAAAGCTGGAAATCGTAAAGACCGTGTTATGTCTTTGGCTTACGGTCTTTGGTATGCCAAATTGTTGGAAGACCAATACATCAATAAACAAGAAACTAATAGTCTATTAGACTGGACATTCTTTGGATAAACTATAATAGAAAGGTAGGTGAGATGTTTGCCAAGAAAAAAGAAAGTTGAACAAGAAACATTGTCTGAAAAACAGGTTAATGATGTTCTAAATGCGTATGATTATTTTATGAACTTCTCTGATTCTTATAATCGTAGCTATTATAGTGGTGGCGCTGATTATAATACGCCAGATACTATTAATAGAAGGCTAAAAGATATTAACTTAACACAAGTTGATACTACCGTAGCAGATATTGAAAAGGCTTTAAAGAACGCGAAGGATTCAGAAGAAATTCTTTCTAATTATGCACAGACGCTTGAGATTACAAATATGTCCTTTAAGCGTCTAACACAATATTTGCCAAATCTGGCGGCATTTAACTTAACTTTTGACCCAATCAATGTCACAAAAGAATCTGAGCTAAAGTCTAAAGAATTTAAGAGAGATTTAGCTAAAGTAGATGAGTTTTGTAACAAATTCGATTATCGCACAGAGTTCGCTACTGCTCTTCGTCAGATTTTTAGACAGGGCGCAGTATTTGATGTTCTTCGTGACGAGGGTGATAAATATACCCTACAAGAACTCCCGAAGCAGTTTTGTAAAATTACAGGTCGTTTTGATTATGGATACCTGTTCGATTTTGATATGAACTGGTTTATTAACATGGATGGTGTTGATATAGATATGTATCCACCAATCTTTAAGCGTATGTTAAATCGTATCCAGAAGAATTTTGTTAAACCTTATGACCCTGCAAGACGTTTGCAATCAAGAAATACTGGTTTCAATTATTGGCAACAGACTTCTCCTGAAAATGGGTTCTGGTGTTTTAAGCTCGACCCAGAACTAGCAACTATTTTGCCTTATTATTCGGGCATTCTTGGTAATGCTAGTTTCCAGCCTGTTGTTAGAGGTCTGCAACAGGATAAATACTTTATTGATGCTTCTAAGATTCTAGTTGGTATCCTTGGATTCAATAAAGAGCAGAAGAGTGGTCAGGTCGCTAACTCTATTAATATGACACCTGAGATGATTGGTAAATTCCTAGGCGTTGCTCGTAAAGGATTAAATAGCCAGATTGGTTTGGCTGTGCTACCCACTGACGACGTTAAGGCCGTGGACTTTAGTGTTTCAAATACCAATTCCGATGTTGACTATGCAAGTTCTGTTGTTAAACAAAGTGTTGCTTCTAGTGAAGCTTTGTTCGGAACTGAAAAGCTAAATAGCCATCAGTCCAAACTAGCTTCTCAGATTGATAATAATACTATTGAAGCGCTTTATCCTATGTTTGCTAATTTTATGGAATTTTTTATTAATAGAATGACCGAGAAATATAAATTCAAAGTTCGTTTCCATGATGAAAATGTTCCTGACCAAAAGGCAGAGCGCAAAGCGCTATTCAATGATTTTTCTAAGATAGGATTTGTAGATATGCAGCTTGCCGCTCGTTGCAATGATATGAATATATTCGAGTATACAAGACACTTACAAATTTCCAAGAATTGTTTTGATGTTAAGGGGATGGTTATTCCTCTAAATCAATATCTAACTCCCCCTGTACAAACTAGAACTGGTACTAGCACAACAACAAAACCACCAGAAAATCCTCTTACTAAAGGTAGCGTTGGTAGGCCACCAAAACCTGAGAGTGATTCTGAGTCTACGGAAGCAAGTTGGGCTAGAGGTTCTAATGAACTCAAACAGGAATTTGACGAGTAATTGAGGTGATATAATTGGCACTATCTAAAGAAGTGATTAAGGCTCTAAATAGCTCTAATGGTCTAACTCAGTCTCTAAATGTCGGTCAGGCTATTTCTGACGCTATTGATAAATGCGGTGGTTCTACTACCAATGTGCAAAATGTTACTAATGTAATTGATGCACCTAAGATTGCGCACCACGATAAGCTAGATGGCAATGTTACAATTGCTACTCTAAAGAGCGCTTACAATTCTCTAGTGGACGACTTGATTAAGGCTGGTCTAATGGAGTAATAATATATGTTAAATTTTAATTGAAAGGGGTGACATGAGATTGGAGAATAAAAGTTTATATTTCACATTTGGTATTGACGACGTAAATGTTATTGAAGATGATGATAGATTTGCTATCACTAAGATTCGTGCATTTGCAGAAAAAGAGAATAGTCACACTCAGCCAATTTCTTTTGATTCTCTTAAAATGACTGCTAATACTATTTATAATGTTCCTGTTGTAGTTGAGTTTACTGATTGGAATGATGACGGTATTGGTACTCACTCTAAGGCAGAAATTCCAGTTGGGTTTGTTTACTCTGAAAACAATCCTGTCACCTTTGAATATGATGAAGAGCGAGACAAGAATTTCTTGACTATTAAAGCTCTTATTTGGAAAAACTATTCTAAAAATATTGTTGATATTATTCATAGTTCTAACGACAGAAAGAAAGTATCTGTTGAAATGACCACTACTGATTATCAAGATAATGGCCCATTTGATAAACCAGATGTTTATAGCTGGAAATATCAAGCTATCACTATTTTGTCAGACCAAGTTGCAGAGGCTTGTAAAGGAAGCAACGTTCAACTTGTAAAGTTCTCTGAGGATAAAGAAAATTATATTAAAGAAAATTTTGCTGACAAAATTTCTATTGATAATTCTAAGGAAGCCGCAACAAGTGGCGAGTGGTCTAATCCCGGTCAGAAGCTATTTAAACCAATTACAGAAGCGTCTAATGCAAAGTCTTTGCTAAAAGAAGCATATTTAATTGGTGATTTCTCTGACAATGAATATGAAATTACGAAATTCAAATATCCACATCACGTTGTTCGTGATGGTAAACTTATCGTTCATAAAGATGGCTTGCAGTCCGCATTTTCTAGGGCTGCACAGCAGGGAATTGTTAAAGGAGACGTGAAGTCCCACTTGCTGAAACACTATCGTGAGCTTGGTTTGGATACACAAAATTTTGCAGAATTTGGTTTCTCGCAAGATGAGTTCAATCAGTATTTTGCAGAAGATTATAAACAGGACGAGGGTGAAAACGTGGAAGAAGAGAAGAAAGTAACAGAAGCCGAAGTCACTGAGACCAAGAAGGAAGATGAGACTAAGGTGGAGGAAGCGGAAGCAGCCGAAGAAAAGACCGAGGAAAAGGTTGAAGAGGCTTGCGAGACTGAGACTATCACAGAATCTTGCGAAACTGAAATGGGTAGTGACAAGAAAATGGCTGACGATGATGACAATAAGGAAAATATGTCTCTTGAAGAAGCTATGTCTGAAATTTCTAATCTAACTGCTGAAAATGAAAAGCTAAAAAAGGATAATGAAGCATATATGGCTAAATTTGAAGCCATGTCTGATTATGATGAACTAAAGGCTTTTAAGTTTGCGGCAGAAGAAAAAGAAAAACAAGAAGCTAATATGGTTAAGATGTGCGAAGTCCTAGACGAAATCTCTGAAAAGGGTGTTGAAATGTCTGAGGAGGAACGCAATGCTTATATCGCTAAATTTAGCGAATATGATAGTGTAGCCGCATGGAGTAACATGGTAAAAGCCGCAGAGTTTGACCGAGTTGGTGCTCCCTCTGGCAACATTCACAAGATTGGTCTACCTTATGGAGAGAAGAAGAAATCTACTGGTTCCATTTGGGACAATTAAAAATTATTAATTTTAGGAGGAAATTTTACTATGTATGATGTTCTAATTAAGAGCGGCTATGCGGCTCTAAATGTTGATAACTGGAACCGTACTGTCGTATGCGAAGAGGATGTACCCAACGGTGCGGTTTTTGCTCTAAGTGAGTATTCTACCGATGCTGATAGCAAGATTGTTTGGAAGGCTGGCAAGCCTACCGCAGACGCAAAGAATCTGTGGATGGCATCTAGCCCCGAAGTCGTCATTACTATTCTACCCGATGGCACTGAGCTAAAGGGTATTGATAACAATATTCGCGACTTCGTAAATATCAAGGGTCATCCTATTGATGCTTTCAAGCTAATTGAAGATGATATTCTTACTATTGTTCCTAGCACAGCTAATGCAACTGCAATGGCTACTGCAAAATTCCTGATTCCCGAGGTTGGTAAGTTCGCTCTAAAGGCTGAGACTACCACTGCTCCTACTGCTGGTATGTATCTAAAGGCATTGGGTGCTACTACCGCTCACATTGGCGATGGTAACCTAGTTAAGAAGGCAGTTACCGCTTACAAATTTGTTGTCTGCGTAGCTTGATGATATTTTAAGAAAAGGAGAATAATACTATGAATGAGAAGACTCTAGCTTTCTCCGGCGATATGACTGCCGAAGTAAAGATTAAGGATTATTTTAATGACTATGCAAAGCAGCGTGGTCAGTATGATGGCTATGTTGATACCTCTATCTCTTTTGCAGAGAAGGAGAAGAAGATTAACGACCTACTGATGGCAGAAGTTAAGAAGCTATCTGGTCTGGATTTCAGCAATTCTTTTGCTTCCATTGAGATGATGGCTAAGAACCCCACTTTCCAGTGGGCATACATGGCTGTTATTGACGCAGCTATTGATATGGTTCTACCTGATTTTGTAGACCGTACCACCAGTGTCTACACTGAAATGCGTAATGGCGCTATTGGTGATAGCTTTAAGTTTGATGTTGAGTCTAACGACCTGTTCATTGTTTCCAAGGCTGGTCGGAATCAGCGTAATACTGAGTTCCAGCGTGAAGATATCGGTCAGCGTTCTATCATCCCCTTCAACCACAATATTTCTGTTGCTTCTAATAAGTACAAGGCTCTGTGTGGCAAGGAGTCTATTGCTCGTTTCCTGATGAAGGCTGTTCTATCTATGGAAGCAGAACTAACCAAGGAAATTGCTCTAGCATTTGCTGCCGCTATGGATGATGTTAAGGATAATGGCGCAGAGGCTCTACACGTTGCTGGTCTAGCAGATAAGAGTGTCATCAAGCTAATTCAGACAGTTCAGGCTTATAACCGCGCTCCTGCTATTCTAATGGGTACTATGAGCGCTGTTCATGACCTACTGCCTCAGTCTGCTAATCTTCGTATGATGGTTGATTCCGATTACGTTCGTGTTGGCTATATCTCCAACATTTATGGTACTGATGTAATGGTTATGCCTCAGTACGCCGATTATGCTGCTGCTGACCAGTACAAGCTGGCTCTGCCTGATGATAAGATTTATGTCATCAGCCCCTCTGCTCAGAAGCCTGTCAAGCTGTGCCTAGAGGGTGCTACTACCTCTAACACTGTTGATAGCAATGCAGATGCAGACCTGACCACAAATACTACCATTAACAAGAGTTGGGGTATTGGTGTCATCACCAATGCTATTGCTGGTGTCATCACTGTTGGCTAATTGCTTGTTAAATTATGAATAACTACCCTACTCCTTTGGGAGTAGGGTTTATATTATTCATAAGGATTGAAAGGGGTATAAAATGGCAACCAATACACAGAGAATTGAAAACCTTGAAAAAGGTATGTCAGAAATGCAGGGTACGCTTGGTCAGATTCTTGCTACACTACGCGGTTTTTCTACTTCCTCTGCTCAAAATGAATCTGTTGCAGTTGTACATGAGGATAACTCATCCGAAGAAGATTATACAGAACCAGAGGACGGAAAGAGCATTCGTGTTCGCAGTCTGTTTAATGGGACTCTTAATCTTACTTATGGTGATAGACGCTTTGTTACTTTCAATAAGTACGGTGACGAAAATCGTGTGCTATATCGTGACCTGATTCAAATTGTGAATATGAATCACAAGTTTGCGGAAGAAGGATACTTTGAAATTGAGGACGCAAGTGCTGTTTATTTTCTTGGTATGACTTATGCTTATAATAATATTATTAAATATAAGGATATCGAAAATATTTGCAGTTATTCCGATGACAAAGTGAAAACTCTAATTGAGAACGCAAGTGATTATCAGAAAAGCCTAGTAGCAAATCGCGTTGCTCATCAAATTGTTGATGGTAAAAACGTAGACTACAATAAGGTCAATTTGATTAATAAGCTGTGTTCCGTAGATATTAGTAAGCGTGCAGAGTCTATTCGCTCACTTGCTTAAATTATTTTAAATAAGAAAGGCGGTGAATGGGATTGAACGATATTAGTTTATTTAATAATGAAATAGAAAATAAACCTGTTGAAGAACCAGATGCTCCACCAGAGCAAACACAACCTTCTGGTACAAATTTTAACGAGATTTATAAATTATTTTTAATTTCATTACAAGATTATGAGCTAAAACGACTATTTAATGATAATCCAGAAGCAGCCGATGATTTGCTTATGTACTTCTTACTAAGAGCTATTCCACTTTTTATAAATTGTCAGAAAGATATTGAACAATATCATCAAAATGAATCAGGGGAATATGAATTTAACGACACATTAACATTAACAGAAAAGACTATCCTTTCAGATTTAATGGTTCAATGCTGGCTTGACTTTATAATTTCTGATACTACTCAACTTGGTGGTTTGCAAGATACTGACTTCAAGCGTGAATCCGCTTCTAATAATTTGAAAGAGAAAGCAAATTATGCTGATAGATGGCGAGAAAAGACTAACCAGAAGATTATTAATTACGGCCTGAAAAATACCCCATTTGCTGAGTGGGCGGTGGGAAACTATGGACTTTAATGGAATTGAGTTTTCTGACAAAGAAATTCAAGAGTATAAACAATCTGTAATTAATAAACTATTTGCAATTCTCGGAATTTTTGAGGATTGCGAAGCTATAAATGATTATTCCGGGTATACTGCTTACATCAAGAGATTAACAAGGGAATTTAATGGGCTGTACAATATGTTCGGTATTGTAAATTTCCTTTCTGTTGTTAGTGTTCTTGAGGGTTCGCAAGTACCCATTGAACATTCAGAGGTTAAACGACTAGTGTTCCATTGTATCTCTCTGGTCAAAAAGGCTAGGTGATACAATGCCGTATTATGATACTTTCATAAATGTTAATAAACACCCAGCTCAAAGATGGAGAAATCAACTTCAAGACACGGTTGATAAAGTCTTTGAGAATGCGTCTACTTGGTGGGACGATGTATGGGAAGAGAAAGAATTTGGCTCAGATGGTCTTGAGGCAATTACAACTAATGAAGAAAAAAGAGAAGAACTATTTAATAAAATAGATATCCGCATTACATCACTTGTTGATGCTAAAACCGGTCAGCGTGTAAACGATGACTATAAGAAATTAATTTATAAAGATTTGGATTATAGACCAAAGCTAGGACAAAGGTATTTCTTCGACGACAATATCTGGATTATATATTCGCGTGATAATATTCGCAAGAGTTCATCCAGTGCTTATGTTAGACGCTGTAATAATACAATCAATACTCTAGCAGAGGACGAGAAAACAATCCATCGTGAACCATGCTATATTGAGTATAAAATTGTTGAAGACCAAATTTCCACATCGGAAGTTATTGATGTAGCCAAAGATAAAATTGAAGTTGTTTGCCAGTATAACGATTGGACAAGTCAGTACAGAATTAATACTCGTTTTATGTTAAATGGTGTAACATATAAGATTAGACAGTTTGTCAATTTCTTAAATATGAATACATTCCAAGATAATCCGGGACTGTTGAAATTCTATGCAGACTTTGAAAACTATAATGCGGCAGACAATCCGAAGAATGATTTGGCTAATGACGATAAAGAACCAAAGGAACCGGAAGAATTTACTATTCTTTTAAATAGCTCGAAAACATTTGTTCTTGATGGAGACAACTATACGTTTGAATGTGACAAGGACAAAACAGTATCTAAAGATTATTATTCTTTTACATCGACAAATAACAGTTTTAGAATAAAAAACTATCATCAAAGCACCAATCCGCTTATTGTAAATTGTTACCAAGATGGTACACTAATAAAAACATTTAATATTAAATTAGGAGGTGTTGTATAATTGTATTACGAAGAGCTTAGTCCTATCGTTTTTGCAGTTATTTATAACAGACTTCTAAGAAGCGAACGTTTGGTCAGGTTATTGACTTGTTACAAGCGAAATACTTCCCCCTATCTTGATAAATCTTTTGACGAAGAGATTGGGAGAATCGGTGGGTTAAACAATCTTGTTTATATGGGGCAAGACCTAGATAAATGCACAGACGTTCATATCTATCCACTAGAGCATATTCCCGACGCAAAATTAGACCAAAAAACATATTTAACTGTAACACTTAATGGTGGTTACACCACAGAAGTTGCACAGTATAAAAAAGTTATTGTGTGTGTTGATGTGGTAGTTCACGATGAACAAAGTGTTATTCTGTCTGATAATCCCGACTATCCGATAGCTTATCGTCTTTACGATATCGTGCATGAAATTGACGCAATCATTAACGACAAAAGGTTGGAAGACTTTTCTCCCGGACGTATGAGTCTGATAGGATTTCAACGTCGTTATTATAATGGTTATTTTAATGGCTTGCAGCTTCAATATCAACTAACACTAAACAGCACAATTGGTTGTGACGGGGGTTCTACAAATCTATTACCTAAATTTACATTGAAAAATTGAACGCTTTACAACTGTATTGCGGGAGACCGCTAAAATTAGCAGAAAACGTATATGTAGAACACCCAAAACTTAATAAACTACTTAACGACGTTGGCGAAAAAGATGCTTATAGTGAATACATGAAAAACCTAGCCCTTATTACAACCCAGTCTAAAGATATCGCTGATATCCTGTGGGTGGAAAATAAGATATGGTATGAAGATATCAAAAGCGAATATGAGTTTTTCATTCAAGAATGTTTGGCAGATAGCACATCAAATAATGTTTTTATTAGAGATGGAGAAGTCGTTTCAGAAATGGACGAAGAATGTATTGCTATCAATAATGATATGTCTAATGCGCTTAACTATTTTTTGAATTTAAATGGTAAATGGATTGTATTAGGCAGGACTGTTGGAGAAAATACACAAATTTTTCTTTTGAGCGTTAAATGCGAAGATGAAAAGTTATATATAGAGTCTGATTCTATTAAGTTCAATGAACAGACTTATCATATATTAGTGGAATATTTAAGAGAAGTAAACTGGATTCATCCAGAATACAAATTTCTTAAAGGTGCTACCAAAAAAGCAAAGAAAATAATCTTACAAAGAAGTTATGAAGAAAGAGAATATGAGGCAAAAAAGGACAAAGGGAGAGACAAAGAGGAAGTTAATTTCCAAAGTATCTTATCCTGTCTCGTAACCTTTAAAATATTTTCTTATGATGAATTGCCTAATATACCTGTGTATGTAATTTATGATTCATATTTTAGATATGTTAAGGCTGATAATTATAGAAACACAATGGAGGCTTTACATTCTGGGTGTATCGACACAAAGAAAAACCCGATTGATATAAATAAAATTCATTGGTCTTCTATTATAAATAATGAAAGTTAATTATTTAAGGAGGAAATAGTTATGGCGAAAGGAACACCTAAGAACTTTGTTATTCAACAGGTGTATGAGATTCTAATGCAGAAGCCATCCGATGAGAGCATCATCGGATACCTAAAGCATTGCAAGACTTCTAGTATTGAGAATACACAAGAGATGGTGTACCCTAGTGGCGGCAAGGGTAACTCTTATATCGGTCGTGGCTTTGGACACTCAAAGCACGCTACCTTTAATATTGAAAGTGCAACTTGGAATACTGATGTGCTTGCAGCACAGAATGGTACTGACGTTGTTATGGGCGAGACCACTTATACTAAGTATGTTCAGATTGACCTAAAGGAAGGTACTACTGCGTATAATTTGCCTCTGCCCGCTGTAAAAAAGACTGGCGCAACTCTGTATATTGGTACTATTTATGGTACTCAAAAAGATGGTGACTATGTAAAGGTTCTAACAGAGGACGACACCGCTTCTTCTGGTAAGTTTAGCTACACCCCAGAGGTTACTGAGGGTAGTAAAGCCCCCGCTAAGATTACCCTTGAAACTTCTGACGTAACAGAAATGATTGGAACTCTTGGCTGTACTAAGCTATCTATGGCTTATACCATTAAGTCTAAGGCAACAGCACAGCGTATTAATATCAAGACTAATACAATGCCTGATACCGCACTAGTAACTGCCTATGGTCTAGTTGCAGATATTTGTGATGGTAGCCTGTATCCCTGCATCGTTCATGGCATGGCTCAGATTGATGGTAACTGGACTTGGGACTTAACTGCTGACGGAGACCCTGCCGTGCATAATATCTCTATGGAGTTTGTTGCTGGTTGTGAATCTGACGACCTTTATTCTATCATTATTGATACAGACGAAGAGTAATTTTTGTTAATTAAATATAGGTAATGCGTTTGCATTACCTATATTTTTATTATTTAAATTATGGAGAAAGGAGGATTTTATGGCTTATGATGTAAGTAAAAAAATGAATGTTGGTCATGGCAAAATTATGGCTGCACTAATCAACACTTTGTTCCTCCGAAAAACAGATGCGAAAAAGACTTATCTTCCGCTTACTGGTGGTAATATCACAGGAGACGTTACTTTTAAAGACAGTTCCGTCATATTCGACAAAGACTCAAAATCTGCCAAAATAGGTAAAAACCATAATGGGAATTTAGAGGTTTACAGTGATAAAAACATACAATTCAGTACAGATGGGTCTACATACTTTGTGGCGAATCCAAGTTATTTATCTTTAGAGAACAAACACAATAATATATCTGTTGAGCTTGTAAACGAAGACGGCTCTGGTTCTCCCTATGGTGGACTTACAATTTACAGTACCAAAAACGGAGTCCCTGAAATGACTAGCGCAATTAGCTCTGGTTACATGAATGGGACACCATACCAAGATTTTACTGTTGAAGATGGTGGACTTTTTTCTTGGAATGTTGTTGATGGTGACAGTATAAACGGCGTTGCAAAGATTGACAAAAATGGGCTGACGCTATCAAATCCAGATTCAACATCTGGTAAGTTTTCTATGCTTAAATTTGAAAGTGGGAACGATGGGTTTGTATCTATATTTAGCCCAGAAGAAAACACATTAACTCTATCTGCTTCTGACTGTATTATGTTAAATAATAATTTTGGCGTTTCTGATACGGCAATTATGCTATATCAGGAAAATAAAATCCATTTTGATGGTGGTCACGATAATGGCGTAGTTATGTATAGTAAAACAGGTTCACACGAATTGAGTATTGACTTAGATGACAAACATTTTGTGATTAACAAAGATGGTTTTAGTGGAAACGCGAATACGGCAACATCGGCATTAAAATTGTCACAAGAAAGAACTGTAAGTGGTGGCACTGACATCACGTTAAATTACAAATATGATGGTTCTAACGACTCAGAAGCCGAAGTAGGTTTTTATGCCTGTAATGCAAAGGTTGGAAATCAGAATAATTATCCATATCATCGTATTGCAAGAATAGACTTAACGTCAGAAAATTATAAAGACTGGTCAACAACACTATATATTTCTCAGGGTTATCTTGGTGGCGGTTTTGGCATTTGTAGAATTGCTATGAGAACCAATGGTACTGGTGCTAGGTCTGGCGTAGAAGTAAAATGGCTTGCCAGAAATAATCTAACGACAGACTTTGTTCAAATTGCAGTTGATGATACAATTAACGCAACATACGCGGACGTGTTTGTAAAAATTGAATCTTCTTACGCTTCCACCACAATCAGAGCATTTGCGTCTGAATCCCGTGGATTCATTAAGAGAACATGGGTTCTTGTTGATTCAGAAGAAGTTGATAATACTACAGAAGAAGCAAAGGAAAATTCTGTGGAGTGCTACAAATCAATATCTGAGGCTGGTAACGAGCTTCATAATGCTCAGTACACAGCCATCATCACTGGCAGTGATACAATAGCGGAAAGAGCAAACAGAGATTCTAATGGACAAACCATTACATCTACTTATATTGCAAATATTGAAGCATCTGGTGCTAATACTATTAAAATCACTTATGGAGACGGTCATAGTTCAACCGTGTCGATTCAATAACGTAATGGAAGGAGAGATTTGTTATGATGGAATTTTTAACCCCCATTATTATTAATCTAACTAGAATTGTTATCTCTGCGTTTGTTACCTATCTGTGTGTTGCAATCATTCCTCGATTTGTAACTATTCTAAAGCAGATAGGTTTATATCGGGTTGTGAAATTTTTTGTAGCCGCAGCTGAAAAAATGGCAGATACAAAAAAGATTCCCAAAGAAACAAAAAAACAATGGGTAAAAGATATACTCGCAAAAGTTGGTATTCAAGACAATGAAATTATTGACGCTTTGATTGAGGGCGCTGTTGAAGAGCTTGATAATCAGAAGGGCAAAATAGGGGATGCTTTTAATAAGTAATTCCATGTTAAATTGGGTGTAAGAAATGAAACATAATAGAATATGTGCTTATTGTGGACGCCCCTATTATGCTTGCTCATCTTGCATTTCTGCTGGGTCATATAAGAACTCTTATTGTTCACAAGAATGTTTTCGCAGAAGTGTAATGAACAATGGGAGTTTCCAACCAATAATTATAGAAGGAGAAGAAATGAAAACTTTATTAAGAGGAAAGTTAGCAGGAACAGATATCTTTGTAGATATTATTGGTTATGACCTAGAACTTGGAAAATTTGACTGCCATGATGGCGTAACTCGTACACCAGACGATTTCAGATATTTTGTTATTCCTTGCGACGAAATGAAAACAATTAATAAATATGTATCTGAATTAAACGAGAAAAATGCCAAAACTTCTAGTCGTGCTTCTACCCAGAAGAAGACTGAAACAGAAAAGCCGAAGCATGAGATTAAACCTTAAATTGTAGAATACTTGAAAATGGGTTATTTATCCGTATATTTATGGATTTTTAGCTCATTTTCATTTTTAGATGTATGACAATGAAAGTGAAATTTTATTGCTAAATAAAGTGCTGTAAACACGGGGATTTTTAAGGGTGGGTTGTGGTTGTTTACAGGATTTCGGATTGAAAGGGATAGAATATGGAGAAATGTTTCAAACTTTATATTAAAGATGTTACACATGAACGGCTAATTGGTGTATTCGACTCTACAATGATTAATGTAAAATCGTTGTATCATTGTGTTGATAATCAAGAAAATAGTTTCACACTAACATTCGCAGACGATACTCTTGTAGAATACCTACAATTTAACAAAAATATCATGCTACGCTTTATTATTGTTTATGAACAATATTGTTTTAATCTACCTGACCCCATGTATCGTCTTGAAAAGTATAGCACAATTAACTACTACCTGTCAAGAACTATTGTCCCAGATGAGATTCCATACTGGGATTTAATGTTGAATAATGTTGTTAAGAGTAGTCGCAATGAATACTTCTTTACAGAAAATGGCAAGAAGCCGGAGATTAACATTGATGAATGTTGGAAAGATTTTTGAACAGAAGTTCAAAGAGAGTATTCCTAAAGATGTAGCAGTAATTAGGCTGCATGATAGCGCAAGTGGTTTTGGACAAGATAGTAGGTCAACAAGATTTTCTATGAAATCTCCATTTGACTTTGTCTTGTTCAAAACTCCTTGTATGTATTGTCTGGAACTAAAGTCAACAGACAAGAAAAGTCTTTCTTTTGAATGTGAGAAACCAACGAAAGAAAATCCTACTAAACGAGAAATTCATTGGCATCAAATTCAAGCTCTTACTGAGTATAATAAGTATTGTAATTGTATATGTGGTTTTGTGTTAGACTTTAGAAATGATGGAACTTATTTCTTGAGTATCAAAGATTTCAATAAATTTAAAGAAGAATCAACTAAAGTTTCAATAAATATTCAGGACTGTATTGCGTATGGTGCTGTTCAAATAGACAGAGAATTAAAGAAAAAATATTATAGCTACGATGTAGCAAGGTTATTAGACAAGATTGGAAGTGAGTAAAATTGGGAAGAAGAACTGTATATAATAGAATTTATACAGAAGAAATTTGGGCAAAGGTTAATGAAGACAATAAGAACTTATTGAAAGATTATCTTGCATATAAGACTACTGGCGGTCGTTCTCCACAGACGATTTATCAATATGAACAAATGATTCGTCTGTTCTTCTGTTGGAATTATTTGCATAATAAAGACACATTCTTTGTGGATTTGAAAAAGCGGCAACTTGTTAGTTTCTTTAATTATGCAATTACAGAAATGGGATGGTCTAGTAATAGAATCTCTACTATTAAATCATCTCTATCTTCTATGTCAGATTATATTGAAAATGTTCTTGACGATGAGTTTCCTGATTTTAGAAATATTGTTGTTAAGCTGGAAACTCCTGTAAAGCAGTTAGTTCGTGAAAAAACAGTTATGAGTGAGGAGCAGATTCAAGATTGTCTTGATAAGTTAGTTGCCGCTAAACGGTATCAGGCAGCTTGTTATCTTGCACTCGCTGTAAACTGCGGCGCAAGAAAGGCAGAGCTAGTCCAATTCAAGGCAGATTGGTTTACTGATAAAGATATTGTTTATGGCTGTATGTATAAGACACCAGAACAAATTCGTACTAAGGGTCGTGGTAAACAAGGTAAATTACTTAACAAGTTTACATTTATTAAACAGTTTAAGCCATACTATGACCTTTGGATGAAATATCGTAAAGAAAATAATATTGAAAGCGAATGGTTGTTCATCGTGAAGAACGATGACGGTACTTATCGTCAGGCAACTATTTCAACGGCAGATAGTATTTGTAGAACTATTTCAAGTTTTATGGGTGTTGATTTCTATAGTCACTGCTGTAGGCATAGATATGTTACCATGATGAAGGAAGCAAAACTACCTAATGATGTTGTTGTTGCGCTTGTAGGATGGTCAGGAGACCTCACATCCACTTATTGTGATTTAGACGTTGCAGATTCTCTCGGTGATTATTTTGATGAAAATGGTATCAAACAAGATATCAAAACTGGTAGCCTGAGCGATATTTAAGGATTAAAGGAGTTGAAATTATGACACTAAAGACTGTTATTGATAAACTAAAGCAGCTTCAAAACAAGTTAATTGACAAAGAGACTCTTGACAGTTGGCTCTTTGAGAATATCAATATTACTAATTATATTTCTATTGGTAATAAGTACGCTTATATCCACAAGATTAATGAAATTTTCTCAGAAGAAATTGCTGAGAATCTAAACAATAAACTAGATATCGAACTTGTATTTATGCGTTATGATATGCACGTCTTGTTTGATATTCTTCTTAAATATACCGATATTGAAGTAGTAAAGGAGGATAAGTCTCCTGAGTATTATGATATTATGGTCGAAACCGAATTTGACCGTTATCTAAAACTAGCCATTGGTAATGATTGCGTTAAATTTATGGATGCTTTTGAAAAGGCTTCTGGTATCAATGAAATTAATACTATGAATATTATTAAGGGTGCTATTGACAGTAATATTACTCCTGATAAGATTGATGCTCTTGATAAGGTATTTAAGAAACTAAATACTAAGAAGAATAAAGCATTCCTAGAAGATATGATGGCATATTCTAGCCCTGCCGTTAAGGAACTAATGGACGGTATGCGTAAGTCTGCTATGGAAGAAGCAGGTAAGAAATTAAAGGGGAAGTATTCTAAGCCGGAAGGTGATACAAATGGCGAAGCCGTCAGTTGATAACAGAAAGCTCCAAGTAGCAATTTGGAATAAAATTGATAAAATTAATGACAATTTTGCTGATGATTATGAAAGAGCCGCTAAGAATATCCTGATGACGATTGCTCAAGAAGGAGTCAAAAAAATTAAGGAATATATAAAAAAGTATTTTTACGATGAAACTTCTGAGTCTCCCTATTATGAAAGATTAGCAGAACAAGGCGGTTTTCTAGCAACTATTAGTTATACTATCATTGACAAACATGGTACACCAAATCAAATTAGAATTTACTGCGATTGGGACAAACTCAAACGTGTCATTCGCCCATATAGTCCCGGTCAAACTCCACAATTTGATGCTCACAACGGTTTCGATAATAAGAAATTTACAGAAGGATTGTACGATTACATAATGGATGGTACTTGGAACTCACCATACGGCAACCCTAGAACAGACGGAATTGGAGAGGGAGTTAATAAGGAACTTTCCCAACTTCTTACTGGTAGAGCAAGGCAAGAGATTGCAGCTTATATGAAGAAATACTTCAAAGATACTACTATCAAACACCGTGTTGCTGGTGGTCTTTCTGTTAGCAGAGACACAAAGAGACATAAGAAATAAGGAGGTGGGTAAATGGCACAATCTCAAAGTGATTTATTTGAATTTGTTCTAAGGCCAAAATTCGATACTGAAAATGTCGATGATAATGCTAAAATACTGAGTGACGAGCTTGAACGAATCGCAGAAAAGATTTCTAAGCAGATTTCTACTAAAATTGGTGGGGCGTTTAGTAACTTTAATACTAAAGATATCAATAAAGTTACAGAAGTTGTTGCTCAGTTAGGCGGTCAAGTAACAAGAACTGGAACTTCGATTAGCGCTTCGTTTAAAGATACGCAGGGGAATATCATCAAAGTTACTGACAGTGTTAAAACAGCTATTGATGTAATTGAAGAATACTACCAAACGCTGAGAACAAAAGGTGTAACTTCTGACCAAGGCGTATCCGTAAGCAGTGCATTACAAAAAATTCAAGAATTTAGAACTACTGGTAAGACATATACTGGCTCTGATGAAATTAAAGAACAGAACCAGATTGAAAAGGAAATTATACAAAATCTTGAGAAAAGGTATCAGTACGAAACAAAGATAATGGACGCTAAACAGCAAGGTAATTCTGTTAATGTCCAATATTACACCTCGTTGAAGACACAACTTGCCACAGAGCGTCAAGAATTAGAGAAACAGTTAAGCACACAAAACACGGTGGCTAAACAAAATATTGCCAATGCAGAACAAGAGCTTATTGCTAAAAGAAATGTCTATCAACAAAATCTACAAAATCAAGCCGCTGCGGAAAAAGACAATACTAATCTAACAAATAGTATTAGTTTGCTGAATCAATATCAGTCTGTTCAGGCCAAAATAACTCAGGCAGAAACAAGCGGTCAAAAAGGTTCTGCGTATTATCAAGAGCTAGAAAAACAGCTTCAAAACATTGTTTCTGAAATGAAGCAATATGGTCTTGTTATTGACCAAACAACTGGAAAATTAACTTTTGACAAAATGGCAACAAGCGCCGTTCAGGCAAAAGAAAATGTTGACAAAGTTGAAAAGGCTGTAAAAAGTGTTGGTACGTCTCTTGACACTACAAACGCAAAAGCCAAAGACCAGAAACTTCTAAGTACCATTAAGGAATATGTAAAGCAATATCAGACTTTACAAACTCTTGAATCACAAGGAAAACAAGATACCCAAGCATACAAAGATACTCAAGCCGCAATGAACGGTCTTGTTTCTACACTAAAGCAATACGGAATTGAGGTACAGACTAGTACAAACGGAACGGCTCAATTTGTTGTCGTTCAAAAAAATCAAGAGAACCAGACAGAGCAAGTTACAGATGCGCTTAGACAAGCAAATGTAACCTTAGAAACACATAAAGAAGGGCAAAAGTCTCTTTCTGATTCCGTACAGTCTAGTGTAGAGAACTTTATTAAATATCAGGTGGCTATGGAAGCCATCAACAAAATTACTAGCGAATTTACATCTGCAATTTATGATATGAACCAAGCCATGACACAGGTTCGTATGGTTACAATGGGTAGCTATGAAGATACTGTGGCATTGGCTGATAGTTATACTAAATTGGCAAAGCAACTTGGTACTACTACGACCACAGTTGCAGAGGGTGCAGATGCTTGGCTTAAATGTCTAGGTCAAGTAAAATCTCTCTAATTGCTGGAAAGTCCTTAGAGCTTTGATAACCAAGTTATTATAGTAATATAATAATGGCTGAACTAATCATTCAGGTGTGGTAAAATAATCGAAGATTGGATAATCAGCAGCCAAGATTCTTAAATATTTATAATAAAGCTATTGAAATATTTTAATAGATATGATATAATATTTAAGAGTAAGGTTCATCGACTAATTGTAAGGGCAAGTGCTCTGAAACGGGAGATACCTTTATGGTAAAGATATAGTCAGAACTTATGTAGAAATACATAGAAAATTCTATATGGAATCTTTTAGTAAGTAGCGACTACTAAAAGTAACACATTTGAAGACAGGGTTATAATGCTCAAGAAGCAATGGAAATGCTAAAGCAGTCAACTACGTTGGCTGTTGTTGGTCAATTGGATGCAAGCGAGGCGACTGACCAACTCACTGCTTGATTTTAGGCAGGGTATATAGTGATATATACAATAATTTATTTCTTTAATTGACGGGAAACTCCTTAGAGCTTTAACAACTAAACCATCATAGAAATATAGATGGCGGTGAGAATAATTACCTCAGTATAGTAAAATAGTTAAAGATTGGATAATCCGCAGCCAAGATTCTTAAATATTTATTAAAACTCTTTACTATCAAAATAGTTTATGATACAATATTTAAGAATAAGGTTCAACGACTATTCCGTGGCATTCAAAAGATGCAATAGAAGTAGGGCGCAAATCGTTAAGCGTAGGTGAAATCCCTTTAAATCGAAATAGGAAACTCTTCTTTATGAAGATGAAGATATAGTCTATTCTCGCATGAAAGTGCGAGTGTTATTTATAGAGTTATGTATATCTAAGGTGGTGTTTTGTATATTAGTTTCTAAAATGGTATCAATTTTATGTACTGGTTCTAATGTCAAAAGATACAAAAGATTGGGATATGACGCTAAAATAAATGAGTATATTCAAGTAAATATTTCTGATGTATCAAGATGGGCAAGATGTAGTGTTAATGTAGTATGTGATTATTGCGGCGCAAATTACACTGTCGCATATTATTCTTACGCAACCCACAGAAAAAATTATCCAAAAGATTGTTGCAGTAACCAAGATTGTATTAATCAGAAGAGAAAAGAATCTGTTATGTTTAAGTATGGAAAAGAATATGTCTCTCAATTAGATTTTGTGCGAGAAAAAGTTGTTGCAACAAATCTTGAAAAATATGGAAGCGTATGTGGGTTACAGTCAGACGAAGTACACAAGAAAACGCTTGAAACAATGCAGAAAAAATATGGTTGTAATCATCCAATGCACTCAGAACAAATAAAGAATAAGATTAAAAATACTTGTTTAGAAAAATATGGCGTTGAGAACCCGTTATTAAAAGAAGAAATTATGCAAAAGGCAAAAGCAACAACTCTTGAAAGATATGGGACTGAATATCCAATGCAAAATGAAGAAATTAGAAATCGTGCCTTAAAAACAAGAGATGAAAGATACGGCATTAATGGAGCAATGACTTCTTCTGAACAAATTTATTTATGGAAGTTATATGGCGGTGAAATAAATGCTCCAATGTTCGGATATTTAGCGGATATTTTGTTTGAAGACGAACATATTTATATCGAGTATTCTGGTTCTGGGCATAATATTCGTGTAACATACAACAAAATGACGCAAGAAGAATTTGATGAACACGAAGAGTTGAGAAGAAAGGTCTTTCTTGATAATGGCTATAAAGAATTTGAAATAATTTCAAAGACAGACAAACTTCCAAATGATGATTATTTATATAAAATTAAGAATGAAGCATTTACAAAGCTAAAAGAATCAAATTGTGTCTATTATGGAATAAATATTGACACAGGAGAAAAATTCTATAAATAACAACGACAGAGTAACGAACTGCCGTCAATACAAAGATTACAAAATCCTATAATGTAGCTGTAGATGATACAAGCAAAATCGTAGATAAACTTGTGCAAGTAGACCTTTCCTATGCTGCAAGTACAGGTGAAATCTCTACAGCATTACAAAAAGTCGCTAGTTCTGCTGGACAAGCAGGGGTAGGGCTTGATAAATTAATTGGTCTAATTACTATTTCGGAAGAAAAGACTCGACAAGCGCCAGAAGTTATTGGTTCTGCTTGGCAGAGTATTATTTCGCGTATATCAAAAATCACAGCAAAAGTAGATTTGGACGACCTCGTTGATGAACAGGGCATAACCCACACAATCAATGATGCAGACAAGGTTTTGTCTAAATATGGAATCACGCTAGTTGATACAAACGGTAAAATGCGTGAAATTGGTACTGTTCTTGATGAAATCGGTGCAAAATGGAATAACATGAGCACTCTTGAACAAAACCAGTTGGCTTATGTTGTCGCCGGTTCGATAAGTGCTGGCGTAAAACGTACTTAATTGACGGGAAATCCCTTTAGAGTCTTGACAACTAAGTTATTATAGTGATATAATAATGGTTGGAAGCAATCAATCCAAGTATAGTAAAATAGTCAAGAATTGGGCAACCCGCAACCAAGCAACTATGAAAATAGTTGAAGGCTCAACGACTATCCAATTAGCGTTAAATTAACGCAATAGGAGTAGGGCGCAATTCGCTACTGCGTGGGTGAGAACCCCTTAAATCGAAATGGTACGGCATATCATAGATATGCAAGATATAGTCTATTCTCATGTAAAAGCATGAGCATTTTTATGTTATATTGAGGTTATAAATGGGAAAAGTAATCAGATGGACAGACGAAGAAATTCAATTATTAAAAGAGCATTATCCTGATGATTCATGGGATAATATTTTATCTTTTATTCATAGAGAAAAAGGAAATATTATTACCAAAGCAAGTAAACTTGGAATCGTAAGGAATAGCCCAAATAAAAAGATTGAATGGTCTGACGAAGAGGTTGAAATTCTTAGAGGTGTTTATCTAATAACAAGGCTAGAAGACATTCCGAGATTGCATTTACCAAATAAATCCAAAGATGCCATTATTAGAAAAATGGGAGAACTAAGGTTGCTAAAATCAAAACCTTGGACACAAGAAGAAATAGAGAAATTTATCAAATTATATCCAAACACAGACAATAAAGAACTTTGTAAAATATTTGGAAGAACAAAGAATGCCATAATCAACGAATCTCAAAAACTTAATTTATATAAAAGCAATAGATTCACAGAGGAAGATATTGCTTTTATAAGAAACAACTATCTTAAAATGTCAGATTTTGAAATCGGAGAAATTCTCGGACATCATTGGAGAGTCGTAAAGGATAAGCGTTTGTCTTACGGATGGAAACATTCTGAACCAATCTTAGGACAAGGATATAAAAGTATTGCTGAATTTTGTCGTAAAAGCACACCCGGTTGGAGAAACGAGAGTATTGCATATTGTAATCATAAATGTGTAATCACAGGAGAAGAATTTGACGACGTTCATCATCTTTATTCTGCGAATCTCATTATAAAAGAAGTCGCAGACATTATTCCTCTTGAACCAAACGCTTCTCCCGAAATGTATGACGAGGAATATCTTGGAGAGATTCTTGACTTATTTGATAAGAAACAGCGAGAGTATGGACACGGAGTTTGTTTGACAAAAGAAATTCATACGATGTTTCATAAAGAATATGGATTTGGAAATAATACAAAAGAACAGTTTCTTGATTTCGTAGATAAACATAGTTTTAAATTATTAGTCGATATAACATAATATACAAAGATAGCAACTTTGTGAAATAAATAACAAAACAAGACAGAGAAACGTATTTATTGCGGCTATGGAAGACTACAACCGCGTCCTAGAAGCAACAGAAGTTTCTCAAAATGCAAATGGCGTTGCTGCTGAAAAGATGACGGTTTACAATGAATCTCTTGAGGCTGCACAAAACAGATTAACCGCAAGTGTTCAACAATTTGCACAGGATTCTAACCTTGATAGAACCCTTGCATTAGCCTATGACGGTTTGTCCAAAGTCGTAGAAATTCTAAATATTCTACTAAATAAAATTCCAGTTCTATCACCAATGATTAAAGCACTAGGGGCTGCTCTAGCAACAGCTTTCGTAGGTAATATGCTTAAAAATATATGGGAGACTTCCAATTTAATCGGGCAACTTCCAAGTCTCGCGGCAACTGCCACAAGTGCGATTGGGGCGCTAAATACAACATTATTTACAATAGGTTCTGTTGCAGTACCAATATGGGGTGTGGTAGCGGCCATTACCGCCATTGGAGCTGTTGCGAAAGTAGCATGGAACGCTTGGAAAGATGCTCAACCAGAGGCGCAAGTCAAAAAAGCAAACGAAGCCCTGCAAGAGAGCCAACAGAGTCTTGATGAGACAAATAATAAAATAACTGAAATTAACAAACAAATCTCAGAAATCAACTCTAAAGGTACTTTAACCTTAGCAGATGAGCAACAAAAAGAGAACCTTCAAGAGCAACTTGATGTTCTAAAAGAAATTCAGAAAACGCAAAATGATGTTAATGAGGCGAATAAAGCCGTATCAAAAGAAAAAACTCAGGAAGAGATTAAATCAAGATATGGTGATAATAAGTCTGTTGAAGAATATCAGTCTTCTTTTGTAGGTATTGCACCAAAACTTTATGACACAGAATCAGCAAGCGTCAATCAACTCCTTGCAAATATTGCCCAGCTAAACAAAGAAAAACAAAATCTCGATAAAACAGATGAGAATTATGCGACTAGGTTACAACAACTTAATTCTCAGATGGACGCTCAAACACTTGCTTTACAAAATCAGAAATTAACAATTCTTCAAGATATGCAAACTTTACAAAATCTTGGGGATACAAGTTCTGACGTGTATAAGATGCTTCAAGAGCAACTTGACACGGTTAACCTAGCGCTTGACCCGTCTAATTTTGAAACGATTAAAGTCCAAAATTTGATTGACACTTCTGGTATTTCTGATAAGTTACAAGAAGCTGTCCAAGCTGGTGACGAAGCCGGGCAAAAGACGGCAGAAGCGTATGCAAATAAATTTGCACAACAAATTCTAAATTCTGATGATTCTATAAAAGCAGCTTGGGCGCAAGCTATGAACATTGATGTCAATGACTTAAACATTGACAATTTAACACAAGAACTCCTTACGAAGTTCCAGCAGATGTACGGGCAAGTTAATCAAGCGATATTTGAATTAACTTCCAAACAGGTTGCAGACTGGACTACTGAGGCAACAAATGCTCTCGTTACTCAAGACGAAGCAATGAAGAATTACATTTCTACCGTTGCAAATGTCACAGAGAAACAAGAGATTCTAAATACGGCGTATAGTGAAATGAAAGAAAAGGGCGAACTTAGTGTCGCCACAGTTCAGAAACTAATTGAGCAAGAACCGTCTCTTGTTAGTGCGCTTACTGTAGAAAACGGGCATATCAGAATAAATATTGATTCTCTTCAAGATTTATCAAATGGTTATTTTGATACAGCTATTGAAACAGAAAAACAACAAATAACACAAACGCAGTCTGTGATTGATGAAACCAAAAAAAGAATAGAAGCAATAAACCAAGAAATGATTGCTCTTGGTAAGCTTATCAAAAAAAGAATAGAAGCAGGAGAAAAGGTCTCTGCAACAGATTTAGACACATATCGTGGACAGCAAAAAACAAAATACTATCTTGAACAACAAGGAAAGCAAGCGCAAGAGACTCAGGACGATTTACAAGAACAATTAGATGCTTTAACAAAATTACAAGAAGCTGGACTAACTTATACACCTTCAAAAGGCAAGTCTTCTGGGAAATCTGCCGCTGACCAAGCTGCAAAAGACTTTGAGAACGCAATCAAAGAAAAAATCAAAAACCTAAAGAGCATCGTAGAACTATATTCTGAACGAACTGATTGGGATGACCCCACTGTTATTCAGAAATTTACGAATGATTACAATAACCTCTTTGACGAAGTAATAAACAATCCAAAAGCAAGGCAAATCTTAGCCGATTCTTTCAATTTGGATATTAGTAAAATGTCTAACGAAGAAGCGACCGAAGCTTTAACTGCTCTTTGGAAGAAACAAGCTGGAACTATAGATGAGGCAAGACAGAAACTTCAAGACAATTACTTAAAAGGCATTCAAGATGCCGCTAAAGCCGAGAAAGAGCAGTTTGATGAAGCTAAAAAGCAGATTGAAGAACTAAATAAGATGACCACCAACATGATTAAGACTTATGTTGGTCTGCTTGAAAAGGCTGGTAATCTTGTTTTTAGTATTCTTGAAAAGGTCTCTGACAGATATGATAAACAGATAGATAATCTTGATAAAATCATGGATGGTCTTGATGACCAGAAAGATGCTTTTGATGACAAGATTGATGCTCAAAAAGAATATCTACAGCTTCAAAAAGAAGAGATGGATAATGAGGACAAGCTTGCCGAAAAGACAAAATCTATCGCTGATATTGATGCACGTCTAATTGAGTTACAATACGATGATTCTGCCGCTGCGCAAGCTGAACGTCTAAAACTTCTTGACCAGAGAGCAGAAGCAGAGAAAGACCTTAAAGACCTACAGGCTGAACAAGCCTACGATTCTCAGATAAACGCTCTAGACGCCCAGAAGAAGCAGTTCGACAAAGATATTGAAGCTCAAAAGAAAGCCCTAGAAGAGCAGAAAAAGGCACTAGAAGAGTCTCAGACAAAATTTGAGAATACTCTGAACAAAATAAAATCTGGATTTGATGGTTTTATCAAAGTTCTGAATAGTGATATATTCCAAAACCTCGCTGCTAACTTGTTAAATAGCATAGATGGTGACACTCTAAAGCAAGCTCTCTATTCTTGGAATAGACTATTTGGCTCTGGTATTGATGCCGATGTTACAAATACATTACAGGCATACGGTACTGCTGGGAAATATGGGTGGACTCCCGGTAAAAATATGCAAGATTTCTTGAATATGTTTACTCAAGGCTCTAATACCCAGCAACAAATCCTCGACCAAGTAGAACAGGCTATTTCTTCTAATAAGGCTGGCAATCTTGATATTTCTGGATATAAAAATAACATAGATTTATTGAACAAGTCTTGGGATTCTTTTAAGCAAAATGCTATTGATAGCGTTACTCAAGTTGGTGAGAGTTCTCAATCCGTTGTTAAGAACCTCTGGGATTTCGGCAACAAAATGCTTAATCAAGAATCTGCTTCTGGCAGTGGTGTTGTACGAACTATCGCAAAGGGTATTTCCACCACTATAAAAAATGGTAAAAGGGGTATATCTACATTTCTGCAACAAGGTATTCAAGCTAACCAAGCTCTAGGTATTAGTGGGCAAGGTGTACTATCTCAAGTTGGTAACTTTGCGCAAAATATCATGAAGCTTGTCGGAAGCTCTGGCGGTGGCATCTTAAACACTGTAATACAGTTTGGCAGTACACTATTAGGCAAAATTAGTGGAACCTCTTTGAGCTTAGCAAAGGGAATTACAACGGTTGGTGGAAATGGTATTGCTACTATCGGCAATTTAGGAGTACAAGTTCTTAAATCTCTGTCTGGTGTGGCAACTAGCATTTTTGGAAGTAGCGCTACAGCAGGAATTACTAGCATGATACCAACACTTGGTTCTGCCGCAGGAGGTCTTGGTAGCGCCGCTGGGTTGCTTGGCCTTGGGGCAAAGGGTGGCCTTATCGGATTAGCTGTGGCTGGTGGAGCTATTCTTTCAAGTGGTATTAAATCTAATCTTAAAAATCTTTGGGGGTCTAACTTACCGACATGGAAGAAAGTTACTGGAACCGCACTTAATTTCCTCACTCCGGCGGGTTGGTTCTCAGGTTTTAAAAACCTCCTTTTTGGTCGTCACCACTCTGGTGCAGATTACGTCAAAAAGCAGAATCCCACATTGGATAAGATGCTTGGGTTAGGGAGTGACGAAACTGTTTCTATCCTAAAAGTCGGTGAAGCAGTTGTACCTACATGGGCAAATAATGCTAGTAGTTCAGCCTCTAACAGTAACTACACTGGCGCTGCAACTCAAGCTGTAAGAGCCGCCCAGCAAGCTTCCAGAATATCTTCTTCCATTAACAATAATAACAGCTCTGTGGTGAATACGATATCTATTCCTATTAATATTCAGGGCAACGCAGATGAATCTACTGTTAAATTGCTAAGAGAAGAATCCGATAGAATAGCTAAAGCAGTATTCAAGTTAATAAATAAACAAACAAATATGAGCGGATATAGAAATATAAAAGCCGCAACCGTCTAATAATAAAGCCGATACTATTAGATTTATTTTAATAAGTCGGCAATAAAGTGAGGTGAAATTATGATTGGTGGTTATCAGTTTATATTTAATGGAAAACGAAGCGAAGATTATCATGTATCCTTGGTACTAATTGACAATTCTTATACTAATAGAGCGTCTGGTGGTGACAAAGAAATTGTTACAGCTTCTATTCGTAGAAATCCTCGAAAGCAATATTTAGATACGGAATATTCGAATGTGTTACAATTTAATATTGAAATAGTTTTCGAAAATGCCGTAGATATTTATCAATTAACAGACCTTAAAAACTGGCTATCTTCTCCAACTGGGTATGAAGAGCTTCAAATTTGTGCGGACAACTTTGATAGATTTTATTATAATTGTATCATTCATCCAAAAGAAGACTTAATTTATGGAGACGGTTATCGTGGGTTATCTGCAACGGTAGAATGCGATGCTCCTTATGCCTACGAATTTGAAACTGTTCTAAAGTATACTTTAAATCCTGACGTCACAAAGTCTGATACTTTTGTGTTTCATAATTATTCTGACGATTTTGAACTTATGAGTCCAAAATTACAATTTCATATGGCAGATAATGGTAATTTCAGCATCAATGTAAAACATTATAGCGAAAATAAGTATATGGTTCGTTACAATAATAATATTATGCTGAATAATGTATCATATAACCAGTGTATTGTATACTGTAGAATGAATCAAATTCCACCAAACGCAATTGAGAAATCCCTAGATTACGATGTTACAACAAACTTCGCTCATTTAAGTAAGAATGACATTGTTTATTTAGATAATAGAAACTATATTATTACCCTGAATGATGACCCCGTATCTGAGATTTTCTCTAAATTTAACAGAAATTTCTTCAAACTTCCAAGGGGAATGAATACAATAACTGTATATGGCAAGGCTGACTATATGTATATGGCATACGAAAATGCGAAAAGATTAGGGGGGAGTTACTATTAAATTTAATTTTGATATAAATAAGCGGTACAAGTATCCTTATATTGAACTATGCAACCCAGATAAAACCATAGTAGGTATAGTATCTGGAATTACAAATTTAGTGATTTCCCCTAAATGGGGTTCTTGTTCAGAAGTTTCTTTTACTGCATACGAAAAATATAATGGAGTAAAAAATGCCAGTTATGAACTTTTATGCAAGAGCAGACTCCTTCATATAGATGGGTTTGGATATTTTGCGATTCAGGACTATGAAGAAGCATACGAAGATAAAGTTCACAACAAATCAATAACCGCTTACTCAGCAGAATATTTGCTAAACAATAAGAGCGTTAATCTCACATTTATTACAACTGCTGGCGATATTAATAATACTGACAGCACAACCACAGTAACAAGTAACTATTTCTTTTATAGAGAAGAACAACCAGAAAAATCTTTACTTCATCAGCTAATAGCCGTCGCACCTCAGTGGAAGATTGGGTATATCAGTGATTCTTTAAAAAATAAATCTCGGTCTTTTAGCGAAACAGATAATGGCCTATATGGATTCCTTACGAACGATGTGGCCCAATCTTACGAAGCGTTATTTGTATTTGACAATGAAGAGTACACTATAAACGCATACGATACTTCTGAGGTAATTAAACCAACTAATATCGTATTATCTTTTGATAACCTGTTAAAAAACGCGACCATTACCGAAATGTCGGATGATATTTATACTGTTTTAAATGTAACAGGAGCAGAAGATTTAAGTATTCAGAAAGTTAATCCGAATGGCACGAAGAAATTATATTGTCTAGATTATTACACTGGTACTCTTGACAAAGGTGCAGATAATTATTATGAAAATTATAATAGTTGGATTAAAGACAATGCATTAAAAAAGAAAATTCTCGACTGGGAAAAGAAATGTAAAGAAGCAATTCATGATACTAGTGAAGGCTCTTACGCCTATTGGACGGAACTACATAAAAAATTTAACGCTTCTTTAATAAATGAGCAAGCAAAATTAAAAGAAATGCAGACCTATTGTGACATTGCGAAACAGAATATGTCCGCTTATTCAGATTACAGTGATATTTATAGCGAGTATGTAACCATACAAAGAGTTACGATTCTGGGAAACGTAAAGACAAAAACTGTAACTTATCAGAAATGGGTAGATGTTTATTCCCATAGTAAAAAAGACTGGGAAATTGTCGATTATGGCAATATTAACGCTATGCGTGTTCCAAACACTAATGTTACATGGTATTCTTATTGGAAAAATTATGTAAAAGGGCTAGAGTATAATATCAAGGCCGAAGAAAAACCTCACACTTTAAATGGCTACCCAATTGATGTAATATTTCATTCGTTTAATAAAACAGATTTTGAGCTAGGCGAAGACGGTTCTTATCCGATTAATAAAGAATATTCACGAACCAGTATTTTTGATGACATATCTTCTAGCCCTGAAGGTGATGTATATAGTACCGCTGTAAAAAACCACAACATTACCCCAGAAAGTCCTGCAATAAAATATACAATACTGGCTCTAAAAGACGAGCTTAAATTAATTCAAAACGAACGTGATAGGATTGTTTCTCAATTTTCTTTTGAAAATAATTTTACCGAAGAAGAAAAAATAGCTATTGAACCATATCTAATTGAAGGAACTTTTAGCGATGAAACTTTCATTGTAACAGATAGCATGAAGGTAAAAGATTATTCTGATACCTCTACGAAGGTTCAAGTTATTGATGCAGATGGCAATATCTCTATAAAAACTATTGGAGAATTAAAAGAAACCGATACCATCATGGATGATATTTACGTTGCAGAGCAACTAGTTGACGCAGGATACGAAAAGTTTAAAACTGTTAGTCAGCCGAGCTTTTCTTTTTCTCTTGAAAGCGCAAATTTCTTATTTATAGAAAAATTCAAACCATTTATTGACCAACTCCTTTCTCTTGAAAAAAATAAAGGAAGTCTGTTTGGGGCTGTTATAAACGTAGAATTAAGTAATGGCAACTGGGTATATCCTTATTTACAAGAGATGGAAATTCAGTATGATGACCCCGATAGTTTTACAATGAGCTTTGGTAATAGATTTAGGCTTTCTACGGAAGTATATACTTTTAGTGAGCTGCATAACGAAACCACAAGTGCAGTATCAAATGTCTCGTCATTGCTATCTTCTGTGTCTCAACCTGTAACAAATGGAACTATCGACGCTATTTCTACCTATGCCAATACCAACCTTAATTTAACTAAGCAGACCATTGTTGCTACAGACGAGAATGATTTTACTATTGGTTCCTATGGTATTATGGGCAAAAAGAAATCTACCGCCGAAAACAATGTAGATGGCTTCGACCCTGAGCAACTGTGGATAACGAACAATAAAATTTGTTTTACTGCGGATGGATGGGAAACCACGGAGTCAGTGTTTGGCAAGATAACTAACGAAGATGGTAGCACAACCTATGGATTAATTGCCGATACTCTTATTGGAAACTTGATTATGGGTAAAAACCTAATTATTCAAAATAGTGGAGAGACTATGACCGTGGACGAGGATGGCCTTACCGTTAAAAATGATAGCACTGGTGTTAGTATTGACCCAAATGCAGAAAGTGTATTTAATATTTATAAAAGAAAGGTCATAGAAAGCCCCGATGAAGAAGATGAAGATGTACTAGAAGAAAGAAGCTCCGTTTTGACTGTGGATGAAAACGGAAACCTAACTATTTATGGCGGTATTTTACAAGTTGGTGACGGTAAAAGTTTAGGTTATATAATCGACGGAACTACTGGCACTATTAAATCTATCAAAACCGTAGAAAATTCTGACACTCCGTTGTTTGAACTTACACCAGACGGATATCTATTTACTTCTGGAACGACTATTAACGGAGAAGAAACCGTAGACCCTAGTCCAGTTGTCACCCCAAGTGGTACAAACGGCATTGTAAATCGTCAAGATATTACAATGCCAAGCGGTCTGATGGATAGATTAAGAGTTATTGCAAGGGCTGAATATCATGGCCCATATAACTATATTCTTGACCAAGTTGGACAAACCGATAATGAGGGTTGGAGAAAAATTTGGGGGTACTACTCATCTCGCAATCTAAATCAAATGCTTGTTGATTTCCAGAACCAAGGGAATCCGTTAATTCAAAAAAATAGCAAAGACTTAACATATTATAAAACGTGGGATGACACACAGTCTTACATCAATACACAATTTGGAATCTCATCGTCTGATAAATTTAAAAAACAAACTGTAACAATTAATGGTACAACTTACACTATTTTGGTATCTGCTTAATAAGGACGAAAGGAGCCTTTATGAATAAAGAAAATCTGATTACTCTGGTTGCTCAAATTTACAGGGGGCTTGACACAATTAGCGTCTCAGGGTATAACAACATAAAAGTGCTTTCTAACTGTATGGACGCGCTACAGCAGTTGGCAAATGACATTAATGATGCTGAACCAAATTTACAACGCACTGCAAATAAGGATAATATCAAACCAGTAAATCCCGGCAAGCCGAGACCAGAGCCATCAAAGAAAGATGGTGATTAAATTGAAAAGAATCGAGTCTGAACAATTTAGTGACTTTTATCAACAAATTGACGATATTGAACTTTTTCAGGGAGACACAGTAACTCTTCCGTTTCAATTTACAGACTATAATGAGGACGTAATTCCACTGATTGTTTCTGACAAGAGCAAGACATCTGTTGAGTGGAGATTATGTCCTTACGGACAGCCGCAAAATCCAATCCTTCAACTGAAATCTACACAAGAAAATAATAAGACTGACGATGTATATATAGATACAGACACTAATGTTGCCTATGTAAATCTCGATGCGGCAAGGACTAGAAATTTAATTTACGGGAAATACACGCAACAGATTATTCTTCATTATGATTTTCAGGATGGGACTGAGCCAAAAGACTTTTTGAGGGCGCAGGGATTTATGAACTTTAAAAATAAAATTCAAGATTTTTTCTAAGGAGGAATTTACAGTATGGTATCTAAAGATTTTGCAAATAAAATCAATGCAGAGATTTTTGGTGGTCAAAATTATACTCCACCAACAACGTGGTATTTTGGCCTCTCAACTCAAGCAATTACAGACGGTATTGTCCCTGTTGGAGCAGAACCCACAAATCCGGGATATTCTCGTACACAAATTGCTAATAACCAAACAAACTTTACTGCACCAACATATAACGCTACCTATACGCTAAGTTTCGTTAGTAATAAAACACCGATTACTATGAGCGAGATTACTGGTGGTTCTCAGATTACGGTTCCCTATTTCTTTCTTTCTAGCTCTAATACTGGGAATACTTGTGAGATTTGGGGTAGTTTTGCTAACGCAAGAATTTTGACCGTAGACTCACAGCTTATTATCAAAGCTGGTGGCGCAATTTTCTCTCTTGAGAATATTTGACCTATAAATGAGGTGAAACTAAATGTTACCACCTATTAAAGTAAAAATTTGTGACAGAAATAAAAGTATGCAACAAGCGTTTGGTGATAAAAGCGCAAAAGTAGAAACACAAGACGGAAAGATTCTGATTAAAAAAAGTGAAGATATTTTACCTACGGATAGAATTATCACTTATATCCCAAACGACTATATTAAGCCAATCAAAATAAGGATTATAGACCTAAATATTATTTTCGCATTTCTATATGGCGAACTTGCCAAACTGGCGTTCTTTTGTAAAATAAATATAGACGGCGTTCTAATTCTGAGATTTGGCAAATTTAATATTAAACTAAACCTTTTCCACGAAATAGAAAAGCCGCTGAGTACATCATTCGGGAAGTTTTATGAAAAAATATTGGTCTCTGCTATCTCTGAAAAGGCTACCAGTACGTTTTGGATGGCAACAAAAGCCACCTCGTATATACTTGCACAAAGCATTAAATTAATTACTGTAATAAATGAGAAGTACGTTCTCCCACAACCTATAAAAATTAATATTCCACCGATAGTTAATGCAATTGTCTATACGCTATACTACAAAAAAATAGGGGATATTACTACTGGTACGCTTGAAGAACAATTTCTCAATAATGAAATGACTATTGGAGATATATTCACTAGAAAAGAAGAGACTTAATGCATTTATTACTATTTCGTTGTTAAATTATTTATAAGGAGTGAATTTAATGCCTAAATATTCTAAAAATTTGAATCTAAGACTAGATGACCCCGTTGCCGACGTATCACAGTTGTCAAGAAACTGGTTTGAGGCTAACTTCGGATATACCGATAGTAACATGACCAAAATTGATTCTGCCTATAAAACAATGAAAGATGACATAGATAATACTCCAACAAAATCTGGCGTTGGAGCTACTGGTGATTGGAATATCAATGTTACAGGCTCTGCCAATAGCGCTGTTCATGATGGAATGGGGAACGACATCTCTTCTTCTTATATAACTGGTATATCGGTCGGAAACACCTCTATTACTTATACAAAAGGAGACGGAACTAACCAAAAAGAGGTTATTAAAACAGACAAAACTTTGAGTATTAAAGGAATGGCTGCGGACGCAAAGGCAACGGGAGACCTAATTAAAAAATCAGTTTATCCTACACTTGTAGTAAATGTTACCGCTGGCTCATCTGTTACCGTTACAAAGGACTCTTATTCGTTCTCTGGTACTACTGACGACAAAGGCGAAGTAGAATTTAACCTCCCCGCATTGGGACGATGGGATATTTCCGCAAGCCATAATGGCAGAACCGTAACTGACTTCATTGATATTGATATTCTTGCTAAAAAGTATACTATCAGTTTGGTGTATTTTAACGCAAACTTAGTTGTTAGCGCTCCAACTGATGCCGTTGTGACTGCTATTTCTGGACACTATCAGTACACTAAGACCTCTGGTTCTAAAGGAAGCGTTACTTTTAACATTAATCACGCTGGTAATTATACTGTTACAGCCACAATGAATACTGCAACTTCCAATCCTGTGTCTGTAAATATTACAAAAGATGGCGGAAATTATAGCGCTAAGGCAGTATTCCGCACTATTACAGTAACTTGTAACTCCGGAAGCTCTATTACGGTTCAAAAAAATAAAGAGGTCTTAACCGGCAATAGTACAGGTACTCCTGTTAAATTTTATATTCCATCTGCCGGTTCTTGGACTGTAACAGCAACGCTGGGTAAAGATGTCGCCCAAGGAAAAATTGACGTAGTAGGCTTTACTGACTATCCTATTACACTAGATTATATTAAAATTTTTGGTGTAGTATGGGCATATTCTAATTCTTCTACCGCGCTTACTCGTATTACAAAAACTAATGACCCAAATAATTATGTAAATACAGATATTACTACTAGTCCCTCTCCCGCTGTAGGCACTGGTTCTGGTAGTAGCCCATTTGACAATTATATGCCATGGAAAGGTATGGATGAATATAATATCGTTAAGAATGCTATTGGAGCTAAACGAGGCGAATCTGGCTTCTCTCGTAGCTCTAACGATGTTATGGTATATATTCCAGAATTTTATTATAAAGTCGTTGACGATTCTAGTCACTCTAGGCGTTATTTCTATATCGCAGACAAGGCTACTACTGGGTTCGAGAAGCATCCCGGTTCTGGGCGCTATGTAGGTCGTTATAATACTATTTCTGGCAATTACTCCCGCAGCGGGCATTCGCCTTACGTCGCTATAACCCGTGCAACCGCTCGTAGCGAAGCGAGGGGTAAGGGAAACAAGTGGGCGCTATACGATTATGTTTCTTGGTGTGCTGTATGGCTACTTTATATAATAGAATACGCGGATTGGAATAGCCAGAGCAAGATTGGTAGGGGATGGACAGACAATCATAGTAGCCCAATTGCTTCTGGTGGTACTGACAGCATGACTTATCATACTGGACGTGCCTCTGGTTCTGATGGTTCCACCGCAGTACAATATCGCCATATCGAAAACCCTTGGGGAAACATCTACGAGTGGATTGATGGTGTAAATTTTAGTAATAACGTAGCATATATTTGTACCGATATTTCTAAATACACCGATGCCGTTAGTAAAGACTATATCAGTACTAATATTAAAATTCAATCTAGCGGGTATATCTCTGCTACTGGATATTCTTCCACATTTCCATGGAGTTTTTGCCCAACTAGTACCAATGGCAGCGAAACAACATATATCCCCGATTATGCTAATAATGTTCCTATCTTCAGCACTTTGAATGTTTTGTGTGTTGGTGGCAATTGGAGTGTTGGTGGCAATTTGGGTGTTGATTCGAGGGCCGGTCTGTTCTGTTTCAATGCGAGCAGTACCTCTGGAATAACGAACGATAGCACCGGGGCGCGGCTCCTTTTTGTCCCATAATGGGGGACTGAGGGTCGCACCCCCATTTTTAATGATTATTTAGATACTTTCGCTTGTTTTATCCAAATGGCCCCAAGATAAAACAGATTTTTTATATTTGATATGATAGTCAATATGTAAAAGAAAAATATGTATACCCTGTAAAAATAAAAAGGTTAAAGGAGACTATTAGAAATGAAAGTAAATGCAAGTTGTGCTCCAAACAAAAACTTCCATGTAGAGGAAATCCCGGATAAGCCCGGGTTTGCTCTTGCGCGGTTTTTTGAGAATGTAGTGGAAAATGAAAAAAAGATTGATGATAAAACTATTAAGGAATACAACTATGACGAATATCATTTAATTATGCCTTATTATGACAATATAGAAAAAGATGTTTCTGCAAACATTGAGAATTTAATGATTCAAGCAAAATACGAAGAGGCAGAGAAAAATACAATTCCTAATCTCAAGAGTCAAATTAGTGAACTAGAAAAACAAAAATCTAAACTTGAAGAGCAGACAACGGATATACAACTTGCTCTATGTGATGTATATGAGCAAATGTTATCTGTTACTTCTGCCACAAAGGAGTGATTTGTAATGCCTAAAATTTATGCAGAACTCATTCGTAAAGGACTCAAAACTATTGACGATGTTCCTGTTTCTATCAGGGAAGAGGTAGAAAAGATTCTCGCAGAGAGCGCACAATGAGCGCTCTCTTGAATTTATTTGTTAAATTATTTATAAGAAAAGGAGATAATATTATGGCTGTTATTTATGCTACTCTAATTGTTAAAGGTAAAAAGACTATTGACCAAGTTCCTGTAATCATTCGTGAACAGGTAAAAGAAATCCTAAAGGACTTGGAAGTTGAGATTTGATGAAAAATATTATAGATATTTCTTATGCTCAAGGTAAAATCTCTGATGCGCAATGGAAATATTTCAAAGAGAATCTAACTGGAATTATTATTCGCTTTGGTTATCGCGGGTATTCTAATGGGAACGTAAAACTTGATAAATACTTAGATTATAATGTATTTAAGTGCCAAGAATATAATATCCCGTATGGGTTATATATATTTTCTCAAGCCATGGACAAGCAAGAAGGTATTGAAGAAGCCAACGCGATAATCTCATCTGAATACTTCAATAATGCAACTCTCGGTATTTGGTTTGATTCAGAATTAGCCAATGATGGGAATGGTAGAGCAGATAACATTTCCGTTGAATCTCGTACAGAGGCAGCAAAAGGATTCTGTGATACTATTATTCTGGCAAACAAGAAAACAGGAATCTATGCTTCTTCCAGTTGGTTCATTTCCAGACTAGATATGAGTAAACTGCAATACCCAATTTGGGTGGCACACTACGGGAATGATTATTCTTATAAAAAAAATGTTGTATTGTGGCAATACTCTAGCTCTAACCCTATGTTTATTCCGGGATTTGCAAAGCTTGACTGTAATAAGATTGTTGATGAATCTTTCTTTAATAATTCGAGTCTTGTTCTTGTTAAATCAAAGAAATATTTTATCCAACAAATTCAAAAGGCTCTCGGCGTTAAATCAGACGGTATTTTCGGCCCAAAAACATTAGCAGCTACAATTACAGTCAGCAAAACCAAGAACAGAAAGCATCCTGTTGTAAAAACATTACAGGAATACCTGAATTATTTAGGATATAACTGCGGTGTGGTAGATGGGATTGCTGGTGTTAAATTTGATAGCGCTATAAAGCATTTCCAAAAAGACCACGACTGTATTGTCGATGGAGAGCTAACAGCACAAAGAACTACTTGGAAAAGAATTTTAACAATTTAATCCAAATATTAAGAGAGACGTGTCGAATGACACGTCTCTCTTTTTTGGCGTTTTAAATTTCTACAGTAATAGATTTAGCAACACATTCTGGCTGACTATATTCATAGTCACAAGCAAGCAATTCTGATTTACCTGTTTCCAAATTAACACCAAGATAAGGAGAATAGTCCCTGTTAGAGCAATAGCCATAGCTTTCTCTAAAACCTCTGTGGTTTATAGATTTAATATACCATTTATCATTAAACTTAAAAACGGTTCCACATTCTAAGTCTCTGATTCTGATTTCATCTAAAGATGACTTTTCCATTATATTTGCCATAAATTTAATCTCAAGTACACGGATACCAAGCCTTGTTCAATTCAAGTGTGGGAATGTTGTAATCTTTTGCGGCATCATGTTCAATACGACACCAACGAGCATTCTCCCAGCCATCCATAAACACAGCAATGTCTGCTTTGGCAAGAACTTCAAGAGAACGTCCAAGATATACAAGGGACGGGACATCTTCTGCGAAATGGAATATAGTATCGAGAACCTTAATATCTTCACCGAGATATTTCTTTAAATCTTTAACGAGTTCATCACGTTCCCACTGAATTTCACCAGTTTCTTTACCCTTCATGGGTTGAGAAATAAATACTTTCATATTCATATTATTTACTCTCCTTATTATCTTCCTTGTCAGAAGTCGCACTAATTAGTTCTAGCGCACCATTGTAAATATCCATTGCATCATCAATCCAATCATTCAGATAAAAACCAGAAATGACAACACGGGTACTGCCCTTACCATCGTTAGAAAGAGCATCAGCTTCACGCTTTAGAGAATTTAGCACAAGAATTAGCTGTTCAAGACTAGACAAATCCATCAAAGTGAGATAGAATTGCATACCAAGAAAAGTTAGAATGCCAGTAGTTTTAAGACCAATATTTTTTGTATCCTTGTCGAACATATTGTATCGACCTCCTTTATAGACATTATACTACGATTGTTTGGTTTTGTCAAGACATCATTTGTTCAATCATTTATTACTGCTACCAAGCGCCCCAATTCTGCGTTCAGAATCAATCTCTTGTAATTTCTCCACACTAATTTCGGAAAGATTCACAACCGGAACGTACTCAACGGCAAATTGAGCAATAGCTTTTGATGTAGGAACATAAATAATATTATCGTTATTAAAGACTCTATCAACATCGTTTGATAGAACAATATCTTTGTCGTTACCGTTATAGATTGAAACAAACCACTCTCCACGATACCCAGAGTCAATCTGACCAGCCATCACAATCATATTTGCCTTTGTATTAGAGCCACGCTCACGAATAGCGATACGATACTTTTTATCAAATGCACTATACAAACCGGTAGGGACAAGTTCGTTAGTGTGAGACGGAATTATAAAGTCTTCTGTGATATGTGCATAAACATCGTAACATCCATCTTCATCACGCTTAGTAGGAAATTTAACAGAACTATCTTTACGAGCAAATTTAATATCATCTACTCCACAAAAGGTATCAAAAATATTATCAAAATACATTACAAATACTCCTTTATTAATTGGTTTATTAATTTTACTTAAAGCGCCTGTTCTTCATCCATTGTTCGTACCTTTCTCTAATTGGTTTTTCACAAAACTCAATCAGTTCATCAATTTCTTTATTTACAAGCTTAACTTTCTCTTCTTTTGACAACTGCTCAAAAGATTTAGTAGGATTAAATCTCGGTTTTACATCTCTAATATATGTCTCTTCAACAATATTTGTATAATCTAATTCTGTACCTTCCATTACTTTTGCCATTGGTGAGATATTTGCGCCATACATCTTTTCGTTAAATTCTAATAGAGATTTGTTGTTTGATTTCTTATTTTTGGATTTACAAACTGGTGAATAAGCCATTAAACACTCCTAAAAACAAAATTTTAACAATACCATTTACTTGTTTGATAGAAGATATTTACCCCGTCTCCAAACCCAAGCTCTTTTAGTGTGTCTCCCATCAAAACATCCATGTTAATGTGTCTGTCTTCTGTTTGGTAATCTCCATTATTACTAATATCATACATCTTCTTGTTAAATTCGTCAATCATTTCTTGTGGAATATTATACATGATTATTCTCCTTACTTGCTATACCAACCAAGTTGTTTCATTTTCTTTAGGATTAGCTTAGTTTCGTATCCAGTCAACCCAACACAAATATTACCCTTAAAACGCTTATCAAACGTATCCTTGTCATAGGATTGAATAATATTGTTTCCATCTGTTTTATGAACAACAGTTAAGACTTGCATATACTTATCAATCTCATTATAGCGCTCATATACGACCGCCCACTTGTCTTCCCTTACTTTCTTAAAGCCGATTTCTTCTAGCTTCTTATCGGTACTCTTGAACATAGTCATTCTCCTTTTGAAATACGAGCTGGGTTTCCTCTGCCACCAATCGGTTTTACTGGCTCTGGCTCTGGGATACAAGAAAACTTATAGCATTCAGGATGTTTATTATAATCTTCAATAATCCATTGAACAGCATATCTTAGCATTTGCTTTTCTTGTTCTTTTGTTAATCCTTGAATAGACCTATACTCTTTTTGTTCCATTAATATTATACCTCTTAATCCTATTCTCTGTCAAGTGGAGAATTTTACATAAGTCAGAATTTTCTTTATTTATAGGATTCTCGAATACAGTCTCTTCTCCAAGTTCTGCAAAATCACCCCTGCTTCCAATATCGTTAATCATTTTAACAAAATTTGTTTGAATTAACAGCTTTGCCATTTTCTCAAGAAAATCATCTTCTTTCGAGATTTCCATGCAATACTTGTTAAACTCTTCTGCGGAAGCATATAGAAGCATACGACGCATTTCTATCCAAAATTCTTTTTGCTTTGGTTCACAGGTTTTTATAATATCTACAACGGCATCTGCCATTAAAAGTTTTGATTCTAACTCTGTCATATTAAATCCTTAATATTGGAACCAATTTCCTTGACTATCCATCATAATTTTCTTCCCACAAAATTTACAACGAGAACAAACAGAATACCTGCTGAATGTCTTTTCTTCAACAGGTTCGTGCCAACCAAGAATATCATGATAAAACCATGTCATTGCTTTATATGGGTGAATACACCATATAGCACCAGACAACCACAAGAGAAATAAAATAACAATAAATATTTCAAAAAGTAACACAATATCACCTCTTAATGAAGGAATCTTTTATTATATTGTAAAGAAATGTTTCCAAATAAATGGATGTTTTTTAATTTTGCAAAGCAGAATTTCCGCGCAAGCTCTGTTTGCGTTTTTATAATTCCCTGTATCTATTACATAATGCCTGTCTTGTATAAGAAGGCTTTGCATAAAAATAGAAAATTCAAAACCAGTTAAAAAATTCTGGTTATTGGAATTGGCTTTACTTAAAATGTTTTCTGCTTCTGTAATTTCTTTGTTATACATCTTTAAATCCTGACTCTTTATTTACTGGATTGAAAAAATAATAAATATTAATATAATTTAAATCAGAGGTATAATATAGGACATCATACACCGTTTGGTCAATCTTTTCGCTATGTAAACTGCTTACGAACTCAAACCAATTTCCTGTATTACCATTATAACTTCCGCATTTCAGATAATAGTACATACTCCGTTTGTCTTTAACTACAAATACGAATCCACCATTGATGAACCCTTTTGGGTTCCCGTCTTCTTTAGTAGAATACCAATGAATTGTTTGTTCAGTCATAATTCTCCTTGATAAAAGTATCTATAACATTAGGCTCAAAAGAAGCAGTCCACATAATAGGGGTAAAGTTTGCACAATCAAAGTCAATCTTCTTCATGTGTAAATGTGGGCTTGCAAATCTCCACGTCTTACAGCTGTCATCACAAGTTACTTCATAAATTTGATGAATTTTACAACTTGGATTTCTAAACAAAAACCAATAACTACTATTTCTATTGCGTGGAAGTCCCTCGTCTTTAATAGAGTGCCAAATAACTTCTTGCTTAATCATAGCATATCACCATCTCCATGTATAATATCCGTTTGTGTCCAAGCAACATCCCTTATTTTCATCGTTAAATTTATTTATGTTACAGTTATATTTTTTATCAAACTCTACCACATCTTTTTTCGTAAGATTTTGGTCTCTGATTTTCTGTAAAAATATAAGCCAATCTTCTTCAAATGTATTCATAGTAAATTCTTTAACCCACTTAAATATTTTTCTTTCAATCTATCGGTTAATGTATCTGACAAAATCAAATGGTCTTTAATGTCTGCTAATTTAACAAACCACGCAATCTGTCCATAACGTGTTCTAGTGCTGTTATGAATACGCTCACAATAATCTTTGTACTTCTCGCCTTTATTTGTAAGAAGTCTTAGAGCTTTATAGGTGCATTCATAATCAGGATACAACTCGTATGGCTCATAATCTGTATCTTCCAACAGGTCGTGCATCAGGGCAACACACCAGCATTCATTACGAATATCGAAAGGAATTGCTTCATTATCAGAAGTATAATCGGCTACACGTTTGGCATGGTCAAATGTCTCTTTGTCATAGTATGCTCTTGCTGCATGAATTGCAATTTTGGTAAGTTTATACTCTGGCGTATCTAAAACAGATTGATATCCTTTCATTTAATTACCACTTCCTTTTATAATCACTGCAAATTTCTGGTGGATTATTAAATCTACCGTATTTACAGTTATAATCATAAGTCCATGTTGCATTACTATCTTTGTATTTTAGGTGTTTACAGGTATCACAAAGGGGTAAATCTGACGGCTGTTCTTTTTGAGCTTTCCTTGATGCTTTATAAATCAAAATCAAAATACGAAGAATATAGCTCAAACCAAGAATCAGAAGAATACCAATTCCAATTTTGATAAGTTGCCAAATAAAATTAATCATCAATAATACCCTCTAAAACACCCTCTAAATCCGATTCGTAATAATTAGAGATTTGTCCATTCCCCCATTCAGAGACATTAATGTAGTCATCTGGGTAGATATTACATAATTTCTCCATTGCAGAATAGGCCATTTTTTTGTTTGTAGTGACAAGGACAATATCGCAGTCGTCTTCATCGCACCATCTCCGTACAATATAAATCATAACTCTATCACCTCAGATGTCTTTCCACCATTCTGAAATATCTCTCGAATCAATTTCTAGCTTTGTTGTTGATTCTCGGAAGCACTCACATGAGCTATCCCACACTACAGTTACACATTCTGTGTTCTTTTCAATTTTGTATCCATAGCGCTCATGGAAATACAAAATTAGAAGATATGGCATTCCGTTTTTGAAATATTCAGGGATAGGTTCATCAAATACATAAACCCACATATATCCTCCTGTTAAAAATTCATTTTTATTCACCAGCTTTGAAATTATAAACAGGTTTAATGTGATTTATAATTTCAACAGATGGATAAATTGCTTCAATTATTTCTTGCGCTGGCTTATACGCCATTGGGCATTCATCTATCGTATCTTCATTTACAGAAGTAGAATAAATTCCATTCATCTGCTTCTTAAACTCTTCTACGCTAAACTTTTTCTTAGCCATCATCCGGCTATACATTCTGCCAGCACCATGAGGTGCAGAGTAGTTCCAATCAGGATTTCCTTTTCCAATACAAATCAGACTCCCGTCTTTCATATTGAGAGGAATAATCAGCTTCTCATCCTTTTTGGCAGAAACAGAACCTTTTCTAATGATGTTATCAGACATATCAATATAATTATGAACCGTTTGGAAAAAATGAATTTCTGGAATCTTTTTCTGTAAACCAACGCCATTAAGGATTTCATTCATAATATGAAGTCTGTTCATAGTTGCAAATCTCTGGCAAATAAGCATATCACAAAGATATGCTTCACGGTCTTCGCCCTCAAGATAACAAAGTTCATTTGGGATATCGGGAAACTTAAAATTTAACTCAAAAAGTTTTTGAGAAATTTCCTTTTCTCTTTTCTCTGTCTTTAACTGCTTGATAATGGCATTAATAATTTCTTTCTTTTTGTTTTTCCCTTTTAGATTTGAAATTGCAACATTTTGGTGGTACTCTGCTACCTGTTTTCCGAGATTGCGGCTCCCAGTATGAATCACTAAATACTGACTGCCGTCATCGTCCTCATCCAGTTCGATAAAGTGATTACCGCCACCAAGAGTTCCAAGGCTACGAACAATCCAGTCGATATTATGCAAAAAGTCTTTACAGGTTAAATCATACAGGAAGTTCTCTTCGAGAGTTGGTTTTTCGTGGACAGCCATTCCGGCAGGAATACGCGCATGGATTACATCGTCTAGTTTCTTAGGGTCAATATAGTTCTTGCCAAGTTCAGCAACCAACATACCACAACCGATATCTACACCAACAATGGAAGGAATAACCTTATTCCCTAAGTCAGCGGTAAAACCAATAACGCAACCAGTGCCAGCATGAACATCAGGCATAATACGGATTTTGCATCCATCCACAAAACTCTGATTGCACAAAACTAGAATCTGCTGAGATGCGGATTCTTCAATGTTGTCAGTAAATACTTTTGCAGCAGCGTATTTGCCCTCAATCAGCCTCATTTAAATCACCTCATTCAATATAATCATCATAAATCGTAATAACCGGAATTGACTCGTTTTTACTAAGAACAATCTGCTTATTAAGATTATGCTCTAGCACAACCAAATCTTCTAGCGTATCAAGTTCAATTTCACCAAAATATTCAGTCCAGCAATAGCCACTACGGGTCTTCTGTTCAAAATTATAAAAATTAAGAACAGGGTATGTTTCTTCGAGAGGTTTATTCCAATAGCCAACAGACTTAATCTTAAATTTCATATTATTCGCCCAACTTAATAGTCACACCATTGTCGATTTCAATTGGATATTTATAAGTTCCATCATTAAAACATTCATATCTAATAAACCTATCAGCATTATTCATGAGAACTTTTTTATCATGGCGATTCCAAATAATATAGTCATAATTATAATTTAGAACATCCATGTCGCTCTCGTTGGACGCTTTTGCTTCTGCTTCTGGGTTACGAATTAAAACCGTCTTTGCATTAAATTCTTTCTTATACTTATCAATTTCTTCTGGTTCACGAACATCAATAAACACAAGAAGCCATTCATAATCATCAAAAAAACTACTCGTCTTATCTTCGTCCATCGAAGTCCAGAATCTAATATTTTCTACGGTCTTCTTAAAAGGGACATCATTGTATTCGGTAAGAAGATGCTTCATACCGCTAAGAAGATTACGACCTTTTTCGTCTTTGTTTCCATCCCATCCAAGTTGCTTTGCTTTCATCTTAATCCAGTCTACACTAGAAAACTGCATTACATGAATAAGATAATCTTCGTATCCTTTACAATAACTAGCAAAAGTATCTTTACCAGCAGTAGATACGCCATTAAGAATATAATATTTTACATTCATTTATAATCCCTCACTTTCTATAAGTATTATAGCAAAAAGGGCAGGGTTTGTCAATACCCTGCCCTAAAACAATTTTAAATATTTACAAGAACTTCATAGTTAGTTATGTGCCAATAATCTTTCTGTTTTTCCCACTTCTTGCAAAGAATTACATCGCCAACTTGAAATTCTTCATGGTAATTTTTAGAAGTAATAGTATAATTAGATTGCTTGCCACTACCAACACTCTGTGCCGTGATTTGTCTAGCCCATATTCTACCACTTGTCTTAGACTTTAATTCTTTAATATCTATAACGTATAGTTTTAGCCTATCCTCTTGCTTGCCAGTGGTGAGGTCAATATACCCCATATAATCTTTTTGGATATCTGCCTTTTCTTTAATGGTCATGGGCTTAATGCCTAATGACATAACCAAAGTCTCACATTCATTTAGGATTGCCATGTTATCCAGTTGTAAATAAGACTTAGCTTCCTTTCCAGCCTTGGTAACAGAGATGGAATGTCTTTCCACAATCGCCTTTACAATATCGCTATTGACTAGTTTCTCTTTCCCGATTTTTTTTGCTTTTCCAAACATATCGTACATCTTAACGAGACGCAATAGCTCTCTTGAGTTCCCAAATTCTTCAAAGAAATCCAGCTTGATAAGAATATCAAGCTGACGAGCGTTCACGGAAGTTTTTCCATAAATATCTCGTAGTAAATCTACAAAAGAATTGTAATGATTACCCCTTAAATTATACAAATCATCAGCACAGGACTGATTCATAAATTTAACAGAACCGATACCCTTATAAATGGCACTAGCCTCTTTATCAGGAAAGTATTCAGCCTTAGAGTGTCTAAACTTTGGGGGTAGAATTTTAATTCCATGCTTCATAGCATAAGCTGTTGCTTCTGCTGTACGAGTCGAATTTCCTTGCCATTCATTTAAACAACAGCTCAAAAACTCAAATGGGTAGTAATAACGAAGCCAAGCACACTCATAAGAAATATAGGTATAGCTATAAGCGTGAATAGAAGAAAAGCTATAACGAGTGGCGTAAAGAACGCAGTTCAAGAAAATATCCATAATTTCATCTGTTTTTTCACCAGAAAGACTATATTTTACTTTGGCATTTTCTTCAAAGCCTTTACGAATAATAGGTAACTGTTCTTTTGTTCCTAATTTTTTGCCAATGATTTTTCTTAATTTATCTGCCTGTAGAAAAGTGTAGCCACAAAACTCTTGCACAAAAGACATCTGAGACTCCTGCATGATAGGATATCCCATTTCACTTGCAAGCAAATTATCAATATCCTTTACACCAGAAACATAGCCATCACCCTGTACTGCCTTTGGGTAGACTCCTTTTCCGCAGGGACGAATTAATGCACTAATATAGGCAAATAGGTCAAATTTGGTAATAGACGGATTAGACTTCTTGATTTTATTCCAAACCTTTTCAGAGTACATCTGGGAGACTGTTCTAGCGCCATAAGGGCTATTTAGTTCAAAAATCAAAGAGGTATCGTCCCGAATCGAGTTCCAAACCTTGTCATCGTTGACATCAATAGTCTTGGCAGATAACTTTGGGATGTTTGCAAGTTTGCAACTCTTGTTAATACAAGAAATATTGGTAAGCCCAAGTACGTCCTCCTTAACAAAATTTAGGGAGTCAAGCTCTTTCATATTCAGAACAGAAACAAGATACTCATCCCCTTTAAGATAACAAGTTCCAATCTCCGCTTCCAAATCGACATCTGTACTAGCGGCCACAACACCGCTTGCATGAGCACCGATACTTGTACAAACCCCTTGCGCTAAATCCACATACTTAAAAAGTTTTGGATATTTTTTACGCCAAGACTCATCAATAACTTCTTTTTTATTTTCACCGTCCGTTTCCTCGTGAACCGCTTTTGCGATTTGACTTACGGTCTCAAGAGAAACGTTAAGTCCCCGTCCAAAATCTCGAATAGCGCTCTTTAATCCCAATGTATTAAAGGTGATAATCTCAGTAGTTTGCATATTGGGAAACCCCATCTTGTCATGAAGCATCCAATATTTAGTTCTTTCTCTATCTTCGTTACCCCAATCCAAGTCCACGTCTGCCAGACTATACTTATCCTTATTCATAAAGCGCCAGAAAGCGAAATTATGCTTCATAGGATTGACTTCTGTGACATGAAGGATATATAGAGCAAGACTAGAGGCGGCAGAACCACGAGCAGGGCCGCACCAAATATCGTGTTCATGACACCATCTGGCAATATGCTCCTGTAAAAGAATATAGTCTACTGCATCAACTGCAATAAATGTCTCCATTTCTTCGTTAAGACGGTCAATTACTTGTTCGTGGGTAAAACCATCTTCCATCGCATACTTAATAGAGCTTTCACTGAATAGCTTCGAGCGTAGAAGTTCGGTAGGATTCCGAAATACTTTCGGATACTTAAAGGAAGTATCAAGAGTGATGTTCTCTACCATGTCTGCCATTACATTCGTATTCTGGATTGCCTCAAGATAAACCTTTTCTGGTAGACAATTTTGATTCCGATACGCTTCTACAAGCTCGTCATAAGTTTTAAATGTCAAATCCCATCCGGCTTCGTCGTCGTTATACTCATTCTTTTTTGCCTTTTGCAGAATCAGTCTCGCTTCTGCATGAACATCATTCAAGGCATGAGTATCAGTACCGGCAATGAGCGGGATACCATATTTTTGACTTAGCTCATAAAGATAAAGATTATACTCCTTTTGCTTTTCAACATTATGGTGTTGGATTTCTAGGAAGCACCTATCTTTATGTTCTGCTAAAAATTCAATAAAACGATTTTTAATATCTTCGTTTCCCTTACATAAGATTCCACCAACACAAGCAGTTGTAATAATAATATTATCGCTTGTGTTAATAAGTTGCTCGAAAGTAATTCTTGGAGAGTAATATCTCTGTTCCTCTCTAAAAGCGATACTAGACAGTTTGTTTAACTCTTTTAGACCAGCGAGATTTTTAGCAATTAATACGCAGTGGTAATTATCACGGACTTTGTGTGGGGTTGGGTTATCTTCTGTCTCCCACCAAAGCTTCTCAGCTACATAGATTTCAATTCCGTGCAAATACTTCATTCCTGCTGCTTCAATGGCATCCTTTTTCTTTTTCCATAAGAAAAAGTTACCATGCTCAGAAAAGCACAGAGCGTTCATTCCGCACTCTTTAGCACGAGCAACGTAATCCTGATATTTGGTGACACTATCCATACCAGCGCCAGATAGATTAGAGATATCTGTATGACAATGGTAAATCGTATAATTGTTCAAGTTACCAACTCCTTTCTGATTATTATTATATACAAAAATAGTGCATCTGTCAAGATGCACTATTAATTTATTTGTTAAATTTTAGAATGGAAGATTTTGTTCTTGTGTTGATTCTGTTGGAATATCAGGTTCGGAAGTGAACGTAGGAACAGGATTAAATTTAAGCTCAGGAATATTAGCAACGATTCTTTTGCTTAAATTATCATCATAGTGAATCTTGTTACCAAGTTCGCGCTCCCAGCGATAGCGCATATTAAGCTCTTGCTCATCAGAAAAAATACGCATAGAACAATTGTCATAATACAATTTTAGTTTGCTACCAGCCTTGCCTGATTGACGGTCTTTGACAACTGATAGCTGAAAATCATAACCATCTGAATCTTCATTCAGAATCTTACAAGCGATACATCTGTCAGCAAGATTTGAGATTTCACTTGCGCCCGCAACACTCTGCAATCCAACCTCAGTTTCACCTTGGGCAAGTTTGCGACTATGAGCGACTAGAAATACTTCTACTGGATATTTTCTAGTAAACATTTTTAATTGCTTAATAAAATCAATTTGCTTTTCAAACTTTGTCTCCCCAGTACATCCCTTTAGGTCAATTGTCATTAGATTATCAATGATGTATACATCAGTACCATATCTGCGATACGAATAATCCATTTGTTTCAAAAGACCAGTTCCTTCCGTACTAAGGGAATTATCACCCTCAAAGCAATCGTCATAAACATAAAGATTTTCATGGTAACACTGACGAATCAAGTCTGTGGCTTGCTTTGAAACCGCATATCCTTTTGGGCGGTCAGCGCCATTATCAAACTCAACAATATGACGATTTGAAGCCATAGGTCTAAAAATATTTCCAAGCAAGAATTGAGCAGGAATTTCACCGGAATAAATAAATACGTTACGGTTTTGCTCCAATGGGGCTGCAACACCAATCTGGTTTAGTACGCTACTCTTGCCACAATTGCCAGATACTACAATTTTTCTATTTCTTCTCATAACCCACATATGGCTTGGAACAGTAAAACAATATTTAAAGCCGTCTTTAGTTTTGTACTCGGTAATTTCCGCTTTTTTACCATTGACAGAGTTTGACGCACCGCTAATACCGACAAGAACTTGGTCTGAAATCTGAACAGTATACTCTAAAGAGTTACGAGTGTACGTTTTTCCATTCATTTCCTTTTCGGTTCCGCGTCTATCATAAATATTTAGAGATGCATAATGCCCAGTGCTTACAAAAGCAAACTGAATGAATGTAGCAGTACACTCAACGGACGTAAAGAACACTTTAGCACCATTGTTATAAACGTGTCCATCCCAAAACAGAATGTTGTCGCAAATTACCTGTAATTGATGCTGAGAGCAATTATACCAATAGTCCGTAAATTCTTTCTCGTGTCTTGGGGCATAAAAATAGAAATTAGTGTATCCTTTAGTGTTGACCGTTTCGTGATAGTCAATCGCACATTCTTTTAGAATTTCTCTGACTCTATTCTTCTTACGCTCCTTCTTAACGGAAATAACGACCGCATTACTATCTTTCTTGGAACTATGAAAACATCCGTCACAAATGACGGCACACATTAGTTTAATCTCTGCATCTGTCAAATCAATTCCTTCGCCGTTGTACTTGAAAGAGCGGATAAACTTTCCTCTAAATCCATATACATTTTTATTATGAATTTCTCGAACCTCTGCAAAACTTTTTGTTCTAAGGTTCTTACCTTTATCATAATATACGATAGTGTGCTCGTCGGAAAGGCACTGGTCTAGTTTTGTTGTCTCAAAGTGCCACAATTTATCACAAGGATACTTATGATAAATTGACGGATAAACCAGAGAGGTAGTTCCATCCTCGTTATACTGTAGAACTTTGTCTCCATCCTGAAAATCTGCGATACGTTTCCAATCAGTACCAGTGAAGAACTCTGTGTCGCAATCAACACAACCAGCAGTACCAGTAATTAGTGTCAAAGTATTCTGAAAGTTACCATACAGAACCTTATTTAAAGCTTTAATCCCGAAAGAAATGTTTGGCACATTCTGTAACTGCATCTCTTCGTAATCAAATAGATGTTTAACACGAGGATTTTCTACTGCTTTGGCATCTGCAATCATTTTTAAAACTGCACTACCATCAATAGCAATCATTACATTATTGGCATCTGTTTTACGGATAGGTTTCTCTTGGTTAAATTGCTTGTAATATTCTTCAACAGCTTCCTGTGCATAATCAGGAGATTCTACAATATAACAACGATACTCACCCAGCTTTTGAACAATCTTTTTTGTTCCTTCTTCGCCAGCAGTATCATTATCAAGCCATAGGGTAATCTTCTTAAATTTTTCAAGAAAGTCGAAATTGTATTTAATCCAGTTTAGGTCTGTAGCGCCTCCCGGAATAGATACAACATTATGATTACCAGATTGCCAAATAGCCATGGCATCGAGATAACCCTCACAAATCGTAAGAGGCTGAGTAATATCAATATGGTTGATATTAAACAGAGAATAGCAAGGGGAACAATCACCCTGCCACCAATATTTAGATTCTCCATGTTTTACAGCATGAGCATGACGATATTTAACACCAACAAGACGACCATTAATATCCTTTAGTTTAAATTGAACATCACCTTTTTTAGTCTGCCCAATATCAAAGAACTTAATGGTTTCTTCTGTGAATCCACGTTTCTTTAGATAAGCAACAGCGTTAGAACTGTCTTCCACAGAATCATCAATAGGAAATTTATAATTCTCTAAGCTTTCACGCTCATCATAACCAAAACCACGTTTGAAATCAAATTCAATATGGCAACGGTCAAACAGACGCTTTAGAGCTTGTGCGTAAGTTTCATCATAGGCATACATATATGCGTTGATGATACTATAATTACCGCCATTGCTAAAATCGTGGTAACAAAGGTCTTTCCTATTCCAAATAAAACTAGGGTTAGAATCGCTTGAAAACGGAGAAGAACCCGTTAGCTTCTCTTCATCAAAATTACGAAGATTCATAAGCTTTGCAATCTCGATAGCCTGTTCTTCGTTCCCAAGCATTTGTTCTGCTTCTTTAATCTTGTCCAATAGGTCAGCCATATTTTATTACTCCTTTATATGAAATAAAATAAATTAAGTTGTGCCAACTTAATTTTGTCGAGCAACTACTTCTTTAAATATAAATTTCTTTATATAAGATTTAAGGGTTTCACAGACACCTCTTACTGCTTCATCGTGTATGCTTTCATAATCCGAAGATATACTACTCACAAGTTCAAGTACACTCCACAGTCGTAAATTCCCGACAAGTCATCGGTATATATTTATCACTTAATCAGAGTGCAACTTTATAGATTTTAAAATCTCTTAGATTAAGAGCAGCATTTAAATCACGGTCAATCGTAAAACCACATTCAGGGCATTTATAAACACGTTCTGATAACTTCAAGTCGTGCTTAACACATCCGCAGTTATGACAAGTCTTAGAAGAAGGATAAAATCTATCAACAACCCTTAATTCAATGCCTAACTCTTTGCATTTAGCTGTCAGCTTAGTTCTAAATTCATAAAACTTCTGTTGCCGAATTGCTTTAGATAAATGCTTATTTTTCATCATACCAGATACATTTAAATCTTCAATGGCAATATAAGACGGTTTGGTTCTCACAATCTCACTAATACATTTGTTGATATAATCTGTTCTGATATTATTTAACTTATGATATAATCTTTGAACTTTTAACTTTTGTTTTTCATAATTGAACTTTGTGCAATTTTCATCTCTTACCTTCCTCTTCTTATAAGATTCATACATTCTTGAAAAACTACGTTGTTCTCGTTTTAACTTCTTTTCTAGCTTTTTAATTTTTTGAGTTTTGTTAATATTATTATAAATCCTTTCATTGCTTAGAACGGCAAATTCTTTTAGCCCAAGGTCAATACCGATACCAAAATCGTTTAATTTCTCTTTTTGCAGTTGCATTTCTTCAACAAGCACAGACACATAATATCTTCCTGCTTTATAAGAGACTGTACCGCTCTTAATAATATGGGTATTATGATTTGTAGGGATATAACCCTTTTCTTTTAGGCGAACCCAACCCAAAGATGGTATTTTAATTCTATGCCGTTCACATTCAATAATTTCTTTCGCGCTATTCCTTACAAAGTACATTTTAACATCAGATTTATCCTTCTTCTTAAACCTAGGATATTTCGATAACCCTTTAAAGAAATTCTTAAAAGCCGTATTTGCATTGATTACACTATGGGTTACGGATTTTGTACTAACATCCTTAATCCATAATTTATCCGGGTTTTCTTTTAAATAATTGTGATTTAGCCATCTGCTAAAGTCTACATAAGAGAAAAATTTCTCTCCATTTTCATATCTTCTCTTATTTTCTGCCAAATAAAGATTATAAATAAATCTACAAACACCAATAGTCTGCCTAATTTTATCAGCCTGTTCTTTAGTTGGGTTAATCTCCGTTTTGTAAACTCTTAGAATTTTAACCACCTCTTTTCGTTCCTGTTGAATTATAACCGCTACAAAGTATCAAGCACTAGCCATATTTAAACCCTTTCTTTTTATTGGTGACTTACACAGAGTCCACAGCTATCTTTATAACCACAAAGATTTCTTCCGTAGAAGTCATTCTTGTAATCCAAAAGTTCTGAATACTTCTTGTGTCCATCACCAAACCGTAATTTCTTCGTATCTGTATTATAGCACGGATTTTCAATTTTTACAATAGGGTCTTCAAGTTCTACGCAAAAATTATTTGTCTCTTCGACCTTGAAATTATCCCAGTTTACAGAGAGGATGGCATCAATGGTACGTTTCGCCCAGTCCATAGCCATACGATATTCTTTCCTATCAAAAGGAATAACTACCAATTCACCCTTACGAAACATATTAAAATAAAGGGTTTTAGGCCATTCATCATACTTCTCGTGAACTGCATAAGCATATAGATATAGCTGTTTTGCATAATCTGCGAGTTCTTCTTTTGATTTAAATTTAGACTTAGATTTATGGTCAATAATAATTAATCTACCACTCTTTTTGCTTCTAGCGATAAGGTCAACTTTACCGTTAAACAGAGCATAATCAGTAATTGGAATTTCAAACTCATATTCAGACTCAAGAATCTCCCAATTTGAATATCCATCAAAATTGGTGAAATAATTCTCGCCATCTGCGTAATAGTAAGGATATAGGTCTTTTGAAAATGTATCAGACATCTTTACGACAAAGCTAGACGGAACTTCTGTTTGAAAGTTATCCTGATAATAAGATAACATCTCCCAAATTTCAAGTTGTCCCTTCTCATACATTTCAAGAATCTTATGACAAAATGTTCCAAACTCACTTAGACCACTTTTATCATTTTTCTTTTCATGTAAAACGTAGTTTTTATAGTAACAAATTGGACACTCACCAAAATTCTTTAACTTAGAAAATGAGAAAGTTGGTAGCTTCTTTTGCTTCTCTTCTTCCATACTTTCCCTCCTTTAATATAAAATAGCCACCACCGACATGGTGGTGGCTACAACCATCAATTAATTAAATTCTTGACAGTTACTTAGAAAGGAAGGTCATCAGAGCCAGAAGTAGCGTTATCAGCGGGAGCGGATTCGGTCTTCTTTGTACGAGTATCGGATTCATCCTTTGCGCCGCCATTAGAGACAGGGCAGAAACCCCAACGGTCTACAATATGACTCTCACGAGTAATCTTTGTGTCCTTACCATCACCTTCAGTAGTACGGGTGTCAAAATGACCAGTAACTTCAATACCAGACCCCTTCTTAAAATACTTGCAAATAGCCTCGGCAGTCTTACCAAAAGCAGTGAAAGTGGGGAAAATAGGACGGCGTTCACCATCCTTCACGGGAACGTCCTGTGCTAGACTAAAGAATACATACTTATTACCGTTAGAATCCTTTAGTTCAGGGTCACGAGTGAAACGACCAGAATAAACAAACATATTCATAAATTAAATCTCCTTTATAATGTTAAATATATTATATATTAAAACTTGACTTATGTCAAGCATTGTTCTTCTTTTCAGAAGATGCTTCGTTCTTGGAAACAAGGTCAACAAGAATCTTCTTTGCTACATCAATATCACTAATAGAATTGTAGTTTGCACTACCATGATACTTAGTGATAATAGCCATCAGTTCAGGCTTAGTAATCTTTTTGTCCGAAACAAGGCTCTTTGCCAAACCATCAATCTGGATAATAGTTGCCTTTAGTTCGTTCTGAACAACAGGGTCAACAGGAATTTCTTCTGGCAGGTCTTCACCAGCGTACACAAACAGACCAATGCCAAACATAGCCAGATTCTTAACAAGACAGCGCATAATAGTCTTGTTAATATCAAACATAGTAGCGGCTTCTACAGTCTTCATTTCCGTACCAGTCTTTTCCTTACGACGAGTCTTAGGATTATACTCATACTTTGTAACTTCATACTGATACGGCTCATCACGCATAGCCTTATTAGCTCCATCCATAACAGGGAGCCACATATCATGAGTAACGCCCTTCATAGTCACACTAGTATAGACTAGATAACCTGTCTTTGGGTCAAGAGTATAAGGAAGCTGTGCTTCGCCAAACTTCTTTACCTCATAAGACCAATCAGGACATACCTTTGAAACTTCTGCAACTGCCCAAGGCCAAGATAGATACGACAGACCGTTCTTCTTCTCAATATGGCTACTTGCATCAAGATAATATAGCGTATTGAAAATGTCACCAACTGTATTAGGAGTCTTCTTTTCTTCTGCCATTATATAATTCTCCTTGTTAAATTAGTTGTTATTGTTCTTAACAAAATTCTCACGACGCCTCTTGCAATTAGCGCAATGGCAAGGGAATGTGCCATGAGCATTAAACCATTCTGCCATCTTTGCTTCCTTTACAGGGAATACACCACCACAATCAACACAGGTATAGTACAGAATCTTTTCAGGCTTATGCTTTACCTTGTCTTCTACAGGTTCAATCATGTTGATATGCTTCTCTTCCATTTTTATTCTCCTTTATTAGTTATTAAAATGCTTTTCAACAAAATAGTCGTAAGCACACTTCATATCTTCAATCTTGCCACACATATCATCTGCGACACGCTCTTCCTTATCGGCAATATCCATCAGGTTCTTAGCAATTGCACGAAGATTCTTTGCCATAGTCATGTGCTGACCGATACGGTCATCAGTGGAAAGAATATCAAACTTCTTCTTTGCAAGAGCCTTACCAAATTCTGCATCATACTCGTCATTATCACGAGGACGAACGTGACAAGTAACACGCTTACCCGGAACTTCAAACTCTCCAATCTTCGTGTGAACAGTCAGACGCTCAGTAGAACCATCAGCAACCGTAGTCGTGTTAAAAATCTTCGTAATCATTTTGTTTCTCCTTAGTTTTTTGTAAATAAAAGTCGTTTTTCATGAACCAGTCGGGATTGGTTTCTATATAATATTATACTCAGAAAAAATCGTTTGTCAAGAGTTATTTGGAATTATTTTTGATAAATTCTCCGGCTCAAGAAAGTTATATGCTGTATATCTACACAAACAAAGCTTCTGCTTCTCAGAAACATACCCATGAGCGTCATAATATGACACAATGCTTCTGCATAACCTCCGATAATCTGTTTCTGGCTTATTCTTAGAGTTAATCATATCGTTAATTTGATATACAGTGAACTCCTTATATAGCCTATCAATAACTTCTTGTCTAGGTAGACGCTTGGGTTTTTCAACGTCAAACAGCATCTTCAAACCCATAAGCGCTCACCTTACTCTTTCCGGGTCTTCTTCTCGTTCATACAACGAACAATGAAATCGTATACATCTTCCCAATTATTCAACTCAGGGCTAGAACCATCTGCAAACTGAATATCGCCAAGCTCATAATCACGAAGATAATTGCGCTCATAACAAAGATATCCAAGCCAGTCGTCATCTAGGTCATTAAACTGCTCCTGAATAACATACATGAGCACGCCTTCAAGACCATTACTCATAATAGACGAATCATCGTTATAATCACGGAGCACCTTATTGATAGCTGCCTCAAAATCATCGTGTTTTGTGATTTCTTTCATAGCTTTTACAAAAGTTTTCTTACTAATCATATTTAATACCTCCAATCGTCATGTTCATCAGTGAAACAGTACAAAAGAACGATTCCGAAAAGTACAATTCCGAGAACTATCATAAAATACTCCTTACTTAAAGATAGCCTTCATTACGACCAATGCAACAATACACATAAAAAGCGTATACATACTCTGGTCTCCTTTCTTCGTTTCTATAAGTATTATATCACAACGATAAACACCTGTCAACACCTTATCCTAACATTTTTTCTAATTCCAAGATTTCGTTTTCAACATTCTTAATTCTAACTTCATAATAGCCCCTTATTTTAACATTCGCGCTTTCACTAAGAGTAATAAGATTATTCAGCTCAGATTTTCTATCATTAAGTTCTTTTAGTATAAAATTATTCATCTCTTCTTGCTCGAATAAATTCTTATACTTTGTATACAGAATACAAATTTCTTGGCTTGGTCTACAATATGTCTTCCTCTTTTTACTATTCCCCTCTCCGCACCCATACATACATAATGCTCTTTCTATATTTCCCTCACTCTTTTCCAAATAATATCTCAACATTTTTACTCCACATCTAATATTAGTCTTTTCATTATATAGCTCATCTTTACTCACACCCAAAAATTCCATCACTTCCCCACTTGTACTAATCTGCATCAGTCCCCTATACTTTTCTCCAACATCCCCCTGAAATCTACTCTCATGTTCAATAATCCCCGCCACCAATGCTCTCATTCCCACATCATACTCATCCACC